TTTTATTGATTTTGTAAGTTCTCATAATTTTGTTTGCTGTTCTTTATACTGGCAGCCAAACCAGCTTTAAAGGTTTGTTTATCTCTTTATTTTCAATACTCAAAGATAGTGATTTTCTATAAATGTCGCAAATAATAAGACAATTATTTTTGTTAAAAATGGTTTTAGGCTTATAGGCTGCCGAAGTTTTATTTTTCCCTAAAGTTTTTGGTATCATAATAATGTTCTCTTATCGTCCATGTCCGGGAGAACCGGGAAAAGTACGGTATCAAATTCCTTTTCGGCTTTTCTCCAGTACTGGCAGAAAAGGTATCAATTAGATGCAATCCTTTTGTCGATGGGCGGTAGTTCCTGAATGGTGTAGGTATCGTTTCTTTTATGATGCAGCCGTTTTCCTATATTCAGGTATAGAGAGAAACGACACAAGGAACTTTAGGGAAAAGAAGATTCTTCGTGTTGCTCTTTCTGGAAGTGGAGTATATTAATCATATATTATATGTTTATTTGTTTATATATTCATATATTATTTATATATATAATATTGTATTTTGTTCCTGTTCTTTTTCCCTAATGTTTTATGGTATCAATTCTTTGCGGCCGACTTCCGGCTGCTTTTTGTATTTGGTATCAAAAGGTCGTTCTTCAGAATATATCGAGCATGATAATTCGGTATCATTTCATCATGCTATGTTTGCCCATCAATGCCGGAACTCCAAAAAGTACGGTATCAATTTCTTTTCAGACTATAAAACAAAGACCGAGAGTTTTACCTCCCGGTCTTTATTAATAGCAATCTCTCTTTTTAATATTCATCATTTGTGATAAATATTTCTACTCTCCTATTTTTAGCACGCCCAGCTTCACTTGTATTATCTGCAATGGGTTCGCTATATCCTTTCCCATCTTCTGTTATGTTGTTTGTTTCTATACCAGCGGTTCTAAGGTAATTTCCTACTGCTGCTGCTCTATTTTTAGAAAGTATGATATTGTATTGTTTTTCTCCTATATTGTCAGTATGCCCAATTATTTTAATCTTAGTATTGGGTATTTCAGTAATGATATTACATAAGTCAGAAAGCATTTTTTGAGCTTCTTCATTTAATTCATATGAATCAAATTTGAATAAGATTTCACTTTGAGCTGTTGCTTTAAACTGTTCTTTTCCATTTTTATCTTTATAGCTGGAGATTGATAAGCCATCAATAGCTTTTAGTTTATTTCTTCTAGCTTCTATCTTTTCTTGGATAGCTTTATCTCTTTCTTCTTTAACTAATTTTGCACTTCCACCAACTATTGAAGCGGTTGAATAGTTACTATTATTTTCTATCATGTCTTTTTCTTTGTCGCTTAGTTCAGCGTTACTGAAAGTTATCATATGCGTTGAAGTACATGCGGTAAAAAATGTAACAACGAAGGCTGCTAGTATAATTATTTTCTTTTTCATGATTATCTTATTGCTATAATAGGTCTGATTTTAAATGAATTTCTTTTGCTTGTACTGGTTGCTCTTCCTTTTGTTAATGAAGAAATTAGTGCAAACACTTTAGGAGTATCTTTTCCTGCTCCATCTTCTGTAGAACTCCAGTACCAACCATCAAAGTGCGTTCCTCCAATGATTGAGAAAGAAGAATATACCTTTTCAAGATTATTAGAGATTGCTTTGTTTTGTGCGATAGAGCCAATAAACCAACCTGTAACACCTTTGGGTGCGTATTCTATAGCTTTTTGAGCTGCTGGATAAGCTAAACTATCTTTTATAGCAAAGTTCATTATTGCGGCAGTATTAGCTGCTCCATCAAAGCTGTTTTCATCTTCCGAAACATTAGCTATATCCTCGTCTGTGTCTATTAAAGGATTTTCTTCTAAATCTTCTAATGAAACGGCATAAGCGGTTTCTTTTATATTTGGATTATTCCCATCATTACACCAAAATACAACTCCAATGGCTTCTTTTTCACTGGGTGAAAAAAGCGAGGGATGCACTATACTTCCATCACTACATAAGATACTACCCGGCTGTAATGATGTGTCTATAATATCTTCGTGTTTTGTACATGATGATATTACCCCTATAATGGATAATAGAATTATATATATTTTTTTCATACTTATTTATTTATTGGAAATTTGACACCTACTAATAATCCATTTCGGAAATGGTCACGTGTCCAAAATACAAAATCATTTTTTTGCATTACAAAGACTTGCATTCCATTTCTAAATGAATAGCTATATTCTAAACCTATATCAATGGAAGCCTGAAACCCTTTTCTGTTAGCTCCTAAATCTGCTCCAAACCTCCATCTTAAATTACTGTTTTTGCCTCGTGAGATTGTAGGTTTATATGCTGCACCTATGCCGAATGTTTTATAGCTCCAGAAACTATCAGAGCATACCTTATTACATACCGGGCATTTATCATATGCTGTAGCTAAATCAATATATAGTTCATAAGCATTGTGATATTTACCTTCAAACTCCAGCCCTACAACTGCATTGACGGTATTTTTCCATTGCCAACCTCCTGAAATATTAAAAAACTTATCACCATCACCAGCCATTGACTTTAGGGAAATAAATGAAATCATAATAAGAAATATAATTTTCTTCATTGTGTTATTATTTAATATTGTTAGTTTCATTTTTTTCTGTGGATTCATACATGATTTTCGAAAAATCAAGACGCCCTTTGTTTATTAGAAATTTTATAGGAATGCCATCATCATAACTATCATATAAGGATTCTTCATCATTCTCTTTTTTTATATTCGATTCCAAGAACAAAAAACCATTTTTCTGTAATTGTTCCACTTGCCATATTACATTATCGAAATAGTGAAGTAGGATAAATTGGGATGTATTAGGGGAATATTTTCCTTCTGTGAACAAATAGAAGAATTCTTTAGTATATAGCCTTCCTAAATATGTGGTTAATTCATTTTTGATTCCAGTGAATTCCGAACCAACATTTAAGGTATGACACTCATTCAATCCTCTTATAAATATTTCAGTTTCCCTATCACGCTTTAGCATTTCTGACAAAATACTTATATCAGGATTACATACGGTTGCTATGATGTAAGCAAGATTACAATATTCTTTAGGATAGTGTTTGCAGTAATAGTATATGGTTGCTGCAAAAATATTTTCCGCTGTCATTTTGAAGTATAAATATTCATCCCATTTATAAGTTTCTCTATACTGCATTCCACTCTTCTCAATAGCAAGAAATATATCTTTGGATATTTCTATAGCTTTGGGAATACTATTTATTTTCTCTTTATCAATGGGGTTGTCAAAATAGAAATCCTCGTTCCAGTTAATGGAACGTAATTTATAACCAAGACTTGGGGTTATAATTGGAGTTACTTCTTTTTTCTCATTGAGAATATTCATATGTTTTATTTTTAATTATTAAAACCAGAATTTATATATAGCAATTAAAATTAAAAAACCGAGAAGGAGTATCTGTGTTAACAAAATACCTCGCTTTAAAATGTAATATTCTTCTCGCTTCTTGGATTCTTCTTTTAATGTTTTTATTAGTTCTTCTATAGACATCTCAAGTTGGCTGCCTTTTTCCATAGCATTTTCTATGCGCTTTGTATAGGCTTCGACACGTTTCAATTCTTGATATACCAGTTCTACCGCAAGCTGCGGGTTTACTTTCGGCGTGGTGTCTTTCCTTTTCCGTGGGCTGTACTGTCCCTGCTTAACGGGGGAAGCGGTTGCCTCTGGGCGTGAGTTTGTTTCCATATTAATTCCTGTTTTTATTTATTCGGTAAAAGCATCTGCATGAAGAATGTCTGCATAATCAATTCTTAATGTTATAGTACGTCCTGAAATCTGTTTTTCAGATATTTCTATGGTAAGAACTTTTTCGTCTGGGAAAGTAAATTTTTCAAAGACAAAAATATTTCGATAGTTCTTCTTGAAAACAAGATTCTTATTAACTTGCATCAATGGAAGTATTTCTATAGATTGAAAATTAGTAGCCTTTGTTTGTTTTTTATCTTCTATTTTAAAGCGTATTTGGTCTATATCATATCGTATTTTTGTTTTATTAATCATAGAAATATCAATAAAGAAATACTTATCTAATGTGTAGATATTGTTTAGTACAATTTTCATTAGGTTACTTTTACTGGAAACATCATAGAATTTATTTTTTGAAATAAACATTCTATGTGCGTAATCATACATTTGTGCTTTGGTTAAGTTCACTTCTGGATTCATATAGCTACGTAAATCAGCATAAGGGATATTAAAGCGAGTGTATGCTTTTGCTAAATCGCTACTATATACTAGCATATATTGTACGAAAAATCTTTCTGTAACAATGGTGATAACTCCACTAGCTCCTTCTTTTGTGGGTTTTATTCTAAGAGAGTTACCAGTAGGAATATCGCCAACAATATCATTGACTGATATATCAACATATTTTATATCTTCCATAGCTATAAAATGCGTTGAAACATCTTTGTTGACGTATATAACCTTTAGTTCTTCTGGGTTTTCACCTGCAAGCTCGATGTTTTCTCCAATAGGGGTGTTCTGTGCATTTCCTGTAATAACAGAAACCATTGTGCATAATGCAATAAAAATCTTTCTCATATTATTGTTCTTTATCTTTGTTGTTTACTAAAAAAACTTGTGTATTATATTTTAATTTGGCTTTGTTTTTTTTGATGTTTTTGGAAAGAGCTTGGGTTGTACTACGGTAAGCATCTTGTAAAGCACCTAAAGCGAATTGTTCTACTCCTTCTGATTGGCTGTTCATTTGTATAGTTTGGCTTCCTATTTGCGCTCCAACATCTTTACTCAAATCTCTAAAAGCTGATGAAGGAACAAAGAAACCTTCTTGTCCGTCATTATCATATACGGATAAATCTACTTTCATTTGTTTGCCATCAACCATTATAGAGGAAATATTAATGTGTACTCTTTGGGCTTTAAAGCCAGATACATTCCCATATAGGTAAGTGCCTTTAGTTAAAAGAGCGTCATTAATCATTATATCATCTAGAAGCCGTATGCGTACTCGGCTACCATCTGTTACTTTTAGAGTTTCATCTAATATAGCTGTGATTAGTGAAGTTTTTTGTTCTTTCCCTACAGTATTAAAATATACTTCTGCGGGATTTTTCGCTTTTACAACTTCTATAGCCTTTTCTTTTGGCTTTTCATCCTGTTTTTTTTGAGGTGTTCTAGGACGTGGATTTTGCAATGAATCTATATAAGCCATTTGCATTTTAAAAAGCTCCATTTCTTCTTGCATCTTGGATTTTTCAGGAGCTTTTCTAGTTTCTATTTGACTTGATTCATCTATAGTAGGAAATCCTTTTATTTGTTGTTCCAATTCCTTTTCTCGGATTCTAGAAGCTTGATTTAAACTGTCAATTTGCCTTATTTCATCATTGGAGTAAAGAGAACCAGAACTTTCAATTTCGCTAACTTCTTCTTCTTTATCTATGGTTTGTATTGATGAATAATCAGAAGATTTATTGAAAGCTCCTTTGAGTGATTCAAATTTACTTTTTATCTCTCTTTTTTCTAAATTAGCATCAGGAATATCAAGATTTAATTCTTCCGTTTCTACTAATGTAGTTTCTTCTGCTGGGGCAGAGTTTATCATATCCTTAACTAGCCATCCTATCCCTAGAATAAAAGGTAGAATGAGTATCGGAATGATGTACTTAGGCTTTTTAATATCAATCTGTTTCATACGCTATTTATTTAATTTATTGTATAAATCTTTTATTCGTACAGTGTCTTCTGGAGTTAATTTCCCATTTTTTCTTAGTTCATTAATTTCATTTTGCATTTTAATCACTTCTAACAAGTCGTGAACTCCTACTTGTTTTTTTTGTAGGTTACTATCAATGTTAATTTGTACTTTGCTTTTTTCTTCGTTGAAAACTTGCATTGGCTTTCTTTCTGGACGCATTACTAATGATAGAATTGTGACGAAAGAAAGGAATGAAATCGTAATTCCAAACATGGCTTTACGGTGTATGTCAGCCCACGCTAATAAGCGTTCACAAGCGTTATTAACTCCGAACTTTTGAAATATTTTAGTAAGAAGAACAACTGTAGCTTGCTCGGCTTTAGTCTTGATACTTTCTTTTCTATCATTCTTTTTATGTTTAAACAGTTTCATTAGAAATTCTTTTTTACTTTATAATCTAGGTCTTTGTTGAGTATCGTTTTCCAATCTGTGATAATAAGTCCATGAGGATTATTTTCAGTGCGTGGAATTTGTCTTAATTTCCCTGTAGTTACAAGTTGCCTTTTTAGAATAGAAGTTTCTCGTTCTATACGTTGGATGCCATAGTACTCAAAAGATAGGTCGTTCATGTCTATCTTGATACTATCTGTCATAATTGTTACTGTTGCAGAACTCGCTAATATAGTGTTGAAATATCCTTTTTCTTTTAAATTATTATATTGTTTTAATCCGCTATCATCAATTAGATACATGGCTTTTTCCATGTTGTATTTTATAAATTCATCGTCTGGTGGTAATGTGAAAAATAAAGTGTGGAATAGATTTATGTGGCTTTTACATTCGACTTCCAAGTTGACTTCTGTACCAGTTTGTTTCACTAGTACAGGGACATCATTATCCAAAACATATATTTTTTTTCTTTCAGCTTTTACTAAAGAGAAACAAAAGGCTAGTACCATGCCTGAAATAACTATACTAGTTGCAAAACAGCCAATGGATAAAATTCCGGCTAATTTGATTTTATTTTCTAAGTTTTTAATAATCATGATTATGTGAATTTAAAATTTAATAAATCTTTTTACATAGCTGCACTGGCTCCACCTGTAGCCGGAGCTGCTACAGCTTTGGTTGCGATGGCAGCTCCTCCAACCATACCCCCTACTGCTTGTCCTACTCCAGTTGTACTTACAATCCATGTAGAAACAAAAGGTATTGTAAGCATGGCAAATGCTCCAAGTAATGCTGTAAGAAGGAAGCTATTGACACCTCCAGAGGTCATTCCGACATACATGACAAATGCAGCTTCATTTCTAAGCGCATATTCTAAAATTTCAATTTCTCTTTCTATCCCATATTGCATTACTACTAAAGAAATTGATAGTACTATATATGCAATACATGAATATAAACTAACACTGACAAAACGAGCTATCCATTGTATATAAGCATCCCGAAATGCAGGTAAAACAGAGAATGCAAAAGCTAGTGGACCAAGAATAACTAATATTCCTGTGAATATGATTTGTAGGAAAAAGACAAAATAGGTACATACTTGCCAAAAAGTAACGACAATAAATTCAATGATATTAAACATTATCATTTTAACCTTAGCGACTACATATACATATAATCCAGCTATCTTGTCTCCAATAGCTGAAAAGTCTATACTAAAATCATACCATTTCTTATCCTTAACTTCATTTTCGGCTCTTTCAACTTCTAATGAAGTATGTAATAACTCTACTGCTACGCTATCAATGAGTGCATATCTATTACGAGAAAGTAATTCTACTTCGTCTATCTGGTTCGTAAACATAGCCTTGCTTTGTGCTGTTAATAATTCTCCGGGATAACTGATTAGATTAATAAAGGGAATCCAGAACATAAGAACCAATCCCAGTGCGAATGGACGCAATAATGGGATAATCTCTAATTTTTTATCTCCACTCATCATTTTGAAGCTTTCTACTCCAAAATATAATAACATAAAGATTGCTGCCAATGCTTGCGCATCCGCAATAAATTCTCCGAACAGAACAGTTGTTTTATCTCTTAGTCCATCAAATAATTCAAATAAGAATTTATCTATTAACTCATTCATGGCTCATTATTGTTTTATTTATATTATTCAATCTTGTTATTAATGAAAGAACTTCTATTAGTTCTTTATCAAAACCTAAATAGGCTTCTCTCTTTTTAGAGTTACTCATATGTGAATCATGGATTATATCTATGTTCTTTTTGATTCTAGTAACTTCATCAGTTATAACTTCAACGTGTTCTTTATTACCGCCATTAGAAGAATATTCGACAAGTTTTTTATTTATATCATTAAGAATATCATTTCTGCGATTTTTAGTTAAAGTATATTGATAATCAATTTCTTTATCTCCAAATTTGAAGAGTTCCTGTCTATATATGGTATCGACATTATACCCTTCTTTTTCTGTTTCTGATTTATTGTACTCTACGGCTGCCATCATGGGAATTTCTTGTAACTGGAAATTACGTCTATCTTCCTTTCCGTATTTGTCGTGTAACCCTAAGCCCGGCAAAGGAATTTTAATACCCAAAACCTTTTTATACCATATCCAGTAATGATACCATTCTGGTTGTAGTCGTACTCTATCCATAAATTCCATATTATTAAGTACGCTCCATTTCCCTTTATCCCTTACAGGCATTTGGGAATAGACATTAGAAGTACCAATAATCAACATTAGGGAAAAAAATAAAAGCACTCTTTTCATATTATCTTTTAGGTTTTACTTTATAATTCTGTAATAAATCATCAACTAATTTTGAACGATTATCTTTGTATTTAAACACTCCCGGAGCTAATGTTTGTAATACTCCATTTCTTTTTGCTGTTTTCATCTGTCGGCATACAGCGTATGCTATACCTCTCATGTTTCTTAGTTCATTAATAACATACTTAAGCAAGTCTATTCTTTGCTTATTGTCCATAAGGTTTACATCTGTCCCGACAATAGCGACCTGATAAATGTATTGTGTCAAATCCGCAGTACGATTAACTAATTCTAGCTCTGTTTTTGCTGACACCAATAATAAAGCCGGGTCACCTACAGCAAGTTCAACCATTTGTTTTTGATATTTACCAATATCTGCTGCAATATCAGTACAGTAGATAATATCTTTTCCTGTTTTTATGATGGCTTCTACAGATTTTAGGCTATTATAAAATTTGCTTTGGAAAAACTCAATCTGAACCATTTTTTCACTGATTTGCTTTTGTATAAGGCTTATTTGAGCTTCATTCTCTTTCACTTTAGAGAAAGAAGTATGTTGCACCTTATGATTAGCTATAAGTGTTTCCATACAGGTTATATCCAAGACTGCCTTTTGCGAATATGCAACTTGGGTTAAAGTAGATGCTACCACTAAAATAAATAGGATTTTCTTCATGATATTATCTTTAACGGTTTGTAATCCTTTTGTATTTATCTAGGATATACTTATATAATGGTTGTTCTCCTATGATGTTAAGTATATCTTTTAGGCTTCCTTCATCGGAGTGATACCCTAGTACCTTATTGACTTGTAAAACCCAATCCGTATTTTTTAATTTGGAAGATTTTAGGTCTATTATAAAATTATCCAATCCTGTTTGGAAACTATCATAAATGATATGATAATATCCAACAGCATCTTTTTCAATTCGTTCTGTAGTAAATGTGAAATATTCGTGCAGAGAAACCTCTACTCCAAATACATTTCCATAGTTTCCTCTTTTTATAAATACTTCATTAAACCGATTACGGTTTTCTTTATTGGGAAGTTGATTTATGGTAAATATTTGCTTTTGATTTACTTCCGTTAGGGATAAAAGATTTGCTATTTCTTGATATTTGTCTATAAATTTACTTTGGTCTAATAGGCATATAATATCGGAGTTGCTGATTATAGAGTTTTTGACTACAGGATTACTAATTATGTCTTCTAGTTCTTGAGTAACAACCATTGCCATACCCCAAAATTTACGTACCGTTTTATACTAGCTCGGTAAGTTTGTTATCAAGGTTCCCGCTTCCATCACTCATTCCGACACAAGCAGACGAGGTGACAGGATATATTTTCTCACCCGTGGTAGGGTCTTTCAGTTGTGCTTTTTGTGCTGCCATTGTTCTATCGTATTTTAAATGTTTATTTCGTTTGTTTCTCCTGCGTTCTCATAGATCGGCATTCCGATCAGTGCTTCCTCATATTTTTTCAGGTTTTCTATAAGCTTGTTCCCTTCTTCCGCTGTAGATGATGCGGACGATGCTGCCTGTCGGGCTTCTGACGCAGCCGATGACGCGGAAGAAGCCGCGCTTTGGGCCTGCTGTGCTTTCTCGTTTGCATTTGCTGACGAGGTTTCTGCCTGCCGGGCAGCAGAGAGAGCTTGTGCGGCGGACTGCTCGGCAGGCTGTTTCATCCAGTTAAGGAAATCCTGCTCTGTCCCTTCATTGCCATTGTCAAGCCAAACCTGATAGGCGGACTTGCCTGTTACTCCCATCTGGATGTTGGAAGTGGAAAGAATTATTTCCTGCTCCAGTTTTACGTCTGATCCGGTTTGTTCGTCAGATTCCTGACAACTTCTTTCTACCAGTGAAAAAGCATTGCAGCAGTCTGTTACCGTCTGACCATCTTTATCTTTGTTAACCCATGCTTCTAACCTATATACTCCTGTTTCTTTCTGTACATCACGATTTACAGGAATAAGCAGCTCGTCACCTTCTGCTGTAAAATCCATCTGTTTCCTTCTCCCTGAAGGATACACAAGTATCACAGTAACAGGTAGCGAGTGTAAATCTGTTCTTTCTCCGTTCACGGTTAGTGTCCACCTTACGGAAAATTCTTTCCCTATTCTTATTTTCTGCATGGTTATATAGTCACTTCATCGGTTTCACCTATATTTTCGTGAAGAAACACGCCTGCAAGTGCTTGCGAGAACTGTTCTTCTGTTCCGGAAAATCCTTGTTCTTTCGCATATTCGTAGGCCGACTTCCCGGGAGCACCATTCTGACCTGGCGCACCATCATTTCCGTCTCTTCCAGGGTCTCCCTTATCGCCTTTAAGAATTGTACCAAGAAGAAGCTCCACACAGCCTGTACCTTTCTCCCCTATCGTGGTTAGAGGACTCTGAAATGTAATTCTTACTTTCATGCTATAGGTCTTTAATGCGGTTATCTACTACTTCTATCTGTTCCTGCTTGGCTATTCGAACCACTTCGCCGACGATAAGCTTTACTTCGATTATGGCAGACACACTCAGCTTCTTTGTCTGATCAGAGGAGAATGTAAACTTTACCTGGCTCTCTTCTGTCTGCATATTCTCCTTTGAAAGAAGAACCTGATAATCGTCGTGCCGGTTGCGCAAAAGCAACTTGATTTCTGTCTGCGAGAAATCAGTTACAAGGCTCCCGTCGTCATCGGTAAATACCATTGTTCCTTCAAGGGTTTGTCCTGCGTATATCTTCATGATGGGTATTTCTTTTATTACAAATTTATCGTATCATTCACTGGTAATGAAGGACAAAAAGTCTACACGGTTACTTCGTCTACCTTCCCAAGCGAATCGTATGCCACTCGTTCTGCTAATTCTTTACTGACTATTTTTTGAGAAATTACTTTATTTTCAGATCCTGCTGATGTATCAAGCGACTGAACTAGAGCAATCTCTCCCAACGATACACCATCAGCTCCATCTTTTCCTTTTGCGGGCTTCCCTGTATCTTCTCCGTTAATGTACCAATTCCCGTTTTCTCCTATTGTGGGCGCTACATCAATATTTCCTCCTCCCAATACAGAAACTCCATTAAGAGTCTTTATATTTTTACCACTTTCAAGTTGTTCTTGAGCTTTAACCCATTCACCATCTTTCTGCCCATATAGATTTCCGTCTTTAGGTGCATCAAGATTTATTCCACCTCCGTCTTTAATGTTCTTGACGTATTCAAGCAGCTCATTTGTTGTGGCTGCATCATAGTTAATTATTCCTTTTCCCATATTACCTCATTACAGAAACCAGTTTTCTATCTTATATATAAGTCCATTCTTTACACTCACCTTCTTCCATATCTTCTCACTTATAGGCTTTGATTCATCATATAATGAGTAAATCAAGAAACTTCCAGTAAATCCTGTCACTGAATTTCCTCCTTCAGTCATTGATATTTGAATAGGGTTTATAACCATACCCGAAGTCCCCATCTTTAACCTTATATCTCCGTTTGTTATCTGTGTACTTTTATCGCCACTGTTCATCCTTATATCAAAAGGATAAATATAAAGAGACTCTCCTTCTATGTTTTTTAAACACAATGCGGCTGATTCATATCCAGAATTATTGTAGAAAAACCAGCTTGAAAGCATAGATCCGGAACTTGAGACAAGAGCCATTTGCCTTGAATCTGGATCTAATATAATCCTATTCCCATCAGAATTGGTAACAACACCTCCGGTGAACGTACCAGTAGCGGCTTTCAACTCTCCTGTAAAAGTCCCGTCTGCACCATCCAGATGTTTTACCTTCAAATTATCTACATCTATATAATCAGCTTTAAGTATAGGTTTCCCAGATGAATCAGTAGTAAATACCGCAATTGGAGTTCCTTTCGAATTATTTACAAAAAAACTACTGGCTGTAACTGTTACTGTTTTTTTAGTAATGTCAATACCTGTTTGTATAAGATCATTTGTGTTTACTTTCAATGAGATCTGATCTTTTACTACCGAAATTTCCGATGAAACATTCTCTATATTTTTTTTATTATTTTCAAGTTCATCTTTTACTACCTCTCCTGTACTGAATGTAAAACTGTCTGCCTTTATGTCCAGCTTCTTACTTGAAAAATCAAAATATACTTTTCTATCTCTTGTGCCTATATATGCCCTACCGTAATTTTTAAGATAGCATTCTTTCTTTACATTATCATATCCGATTGTAAATATATCTTTGTCTTTCAGTGAATAAGAGTTTATTCCTTGATACATTGTAAGATACGGGGCTCCATCTCCGTATGCGGAAAGTACAATTGCACTCTGCCGGTCTTCGTTTCTTTCATTACCAAGCTGCACAATTACATCTCCTTCTTTTGGAATGTCACTGTCTTCCTGATAACTTACAGAAGAAAGATCTATGTAGTCCTTACCTATTCCTACCACCTTACGCCACCAGTAATGGTTACTTACGTTTTCATATACTCCAGCTTTTATATTAAACGTCTGCGAACGTACAAAATCGCCTACCTTGAAAAGATTTTCCACAGCGGTTTCTCCGTCGTCCGTCATAAAATAGCATCTGTATATATCAGAAAAATAAGCTTCATCTTCATTGGGGAAATATCCCTTGTCGCCGTCTATAAAATAAGCTTCCTGCTCTATCTGCTCAACTTTTATGATTGTTCCTCTTGCTCCTGAAGCATTAAACAAAAACGAAGCACCTCCAAGCTCTGTTTTAAGAATCTCAAGAGCCTGAAATATAGCTTTCATACGGACAAATATCTTGTCAACTTCCAGGTAGCTTATACCATCTTCATTTGTCTTTAGCAGAAATCCTGAACCTAAAATACCAGATGTAAATGATTCTGATTGTAAAAATGGTAATATTATTCCTCCAAGAAATTTTTGAAGAAATTGAGTAGAATCTTCTCGGTCTTTGTTCAGGAAGAAGCTGCGAAGGTATTTCAAATACTTTCCCGTAAGAAGTTTGGTGGTAGGTATCGCTTCGTCATTGGGGGTAAATTCTTCATCATCTCCCTGGCGAGCCACATCAGAAATCTGCTTGTCGTTGATAACCAGTTTGCCGATAATGGAAAGTGTTCCTTGAACTATGTAGGAAGTGAAGCGTTTCAGCGGACGGATCAATCCTTCTGCAGTCAGTTCGAACAGTTCCTTCCATCCGGCTGCATCCTGGTCATTACCTGCAGGAGTAGAAAGCTTACCGTAGTCCAGTGTAATTTCACGGTCGAGAGTGGCACCTTCCAGCTTGTCGGTGGCGGTAATGCTTCCGATACGTATGTAATAGAAATCTTCGCTGGGATTCTCTCCGCCGATGCTTCCGTCAGTAGCATAGTCGTTCACGGAAAACAGCACCATGGCATCGTCAGAATCACGTTCCAGACGGGCATAGATGTAGTGTGCCTCCTTTCGGTTCAGACGGGTGTTGTATCCCGTCAGCGTCCAGCTTCGGTATTCTCCGTTGGGCAGATAATCTATTCCGTAGCTTTTCTGCGGAGCCACCATGATGGTACAGCCCGGAACCACCCCCACCTGAATCAGGTTGGGGTTTTCCAGTGCATTTTCTATCATGGACACGCCCTGGTAAGAAATTCGGTATGCGTTACTCTGGTAATCGGTTATCATTTCCCTTTTCTGTATTTCTGATTCATTTTCTCAATTTCCTTTGCTTCTTTGGCCATGGCATTCATAATTCCCAGGATGCGGACCGCCTCGCTGTCGTACACTGCGTCGTAGTCACTGAATCCCTGATACTTCATGATGTTGTTAATCATTTCCACCTCTATCTTGATGGGGTTCTGCCGTCCGTTCTTTTTCCCGTTAGGCGTGAACAGCTCCGGATACATGCGTGCGTAGGCTTCCTGCACGCTCTGAAAATACTGCACCATGACGGGGAACATGCGGGCTTCTACCATGCTAAACCAGCGGGCGTTTTTCTGTATCTGCCCGGAGTTAAACGACCACACGCGGCGCTTACACTTACGCAGGTAGCGTCCTTCGCGTATCTCTCCCGTCTCGCGCACAGATTCGTTGAACAGCGTAGCCAGAAACCGGCATCGTGCATGCTTCATGCGGCGCAACTGCATCCGGATGGCGGCATGGGTAGATTTTCGCCTTACAAGCGTCTGTAGAACCTTCTGTGCATCCCAGTACATGATAAGCAGGTTCTGTGCGGACTGGTACTGCGCAAAGCTGACATCGGACATCACATCTTTCGGCGCTTTCAGACGAAGGGTTCCCATACGAAGGAGGATAATTCCGTAGGGAGTGACGGTGCGTGCAAAAGGATTGTCCAGAAAACCGAGCTTCTGGTCTATCCACTGGTCCACCTGCCATGCCCGCATGGGAATGCGCTCAAACAGGTGGCGAATCCCTTTGCGCCGGAAGAGAAACACCGTCTCACCATTTTCATCGGTCACGGTGCGACGCACGATTTTCAGTCCGAGAAAAAGCATGAAGCACTTCAGCTTGAAAAGGCGGTCGGCACGTTCCTCGTCGCCTGCCGCAGCCATAGCCTCCTTACGCTTGTAAAGTCTGTTCACCTCTTCCAGCTCTTCGGTCGACAGCCGGTTCCAGCTGTCGGGAAGGGCCGGAAGATGTATCTGGTAGTTTGTCGTATCCATTTGTCGTTTCTTTATACTCCAAAGTTAGGTATATGACAATTGGGAATGAAGGACAAAAAATCAGTGCCTGGTGAAGGCTTGCGGACGCATGACGAAGATGGCGTTGTCCTGGTTGTCGTAATCGAATATGGGCTGTTTGTCCGGTGCGGTTGTTTCAGTGAGCGGCGGCACATACAGCGGAGAATCCTTTATAAACTCTCCGAAAGAATCCTGATGGTTGGAAATGAATTTCCTCGCCTTTGTCATGGAGTAAGCTGCCTCGTTTTCGCTGTACTTGCGCTGTTTTTCCGGACGGCGAGACTCGATGTAGAGTGCCAGCGCCATGCGCAGACAGTCCACCGCCTTCTGCCACACCGCATTTATGGCATCCTTGTCTTCTCCCGTGAAAAGGTCGGACTTTAGCGAGCGCGTGCACCATTTCACCAGCGCATCGGTCAGCTCCTCCCCTATCTCCGGCTCTATGTAAGCGCTCTGGCAATAGCGGATGTCAGGAAGCATGCCAATGAATTTCTCCCGGCTTTCGTTAATATCCAGAAAACGGTTCATCTCGATGGCGGTAGTAAACAGCAAGTCGCCCTGCAGGTAGAAATACCGGCTTTCGCGCCACAAATCGGCAAACACGGGAGCCTGACTGCACGCATCCTCTTCCAGGAATACCAGCAGACGGTCCACTCCGCGACGGCCCTTGAAATACGCATCGCGCTCAAACCGGCTCACAGATTTCTCGTCGGCCTTGTCGTACCCGTCGGTGTACACCTGATTCAGCCCACCCCCGTCGTTCAGACTCACCGTGAGAATGCCGGTGCTGTTGGCCAGCGACAAGTAGACCACCGGAAGCTGGCAGGCACGTATCAGACGGATTTCGGGTGTAAGGTTTTCTTTTTCCACGTAGTCCGCCGTCACTCCGCCATACTCTTCCATGGCCTTATCGTATTCTCCGCATACCTTTTCGTAGAGTTTACGCCCAAGTATCGGCACAAGAATGTTCTCTTCTGTTTCTTCCATGATTGTGAGAAGTGACTGGTCGCCGCTGTACACGCTGGTGGGCACGTATGCCCTGATTTCTTCGGTTTTCGTTACTAACATAGTCTTTGTGTTTTTCCTCAAAGTTAGCGGTCTGATTCGGTAGTTTGAAGGACAAAAAACGAAAAATCGGAGGTTTTATGAAATTTAGAAACAATTTTAATGCGATTTCGGTTGAAAATTATTATTTTTGCGGTAGGTAAATGTAATAAAACGATGAACATGAAATCTAAAAAAGTTATGAAAAAGACTTACGTGCTCATGCTTTCGCAATCTTTCCCGACCAAACATCCCAGGTCGGGAAAACCTACCGGATTCCGTGAGAAATTCCTTTCCAGAGAAAAACGACACACCATCCGGTCCAACTTTCCACTTTGGGCAAAACGCATACACGAGGTGCAGCAAGGTAACGCGGTTATCTCCGTCCGTCAGTGGGAAGGCCGTCCGTATTTCAGCAGGCAAATAACAATAGGCTGTCTGACCGCAGAATCCGGAACAGGTATTCAGAAACTTACCTTCCAGCTGGATCGCGACGGATGTGCCTCTTTCAATTTCTTTGACATCGACGGTAAATATCCGGAACTGAAAGAACTTGCGGCCAACGATGGCCTGTCGATAGACGACTGGAAAGAGTGGTTCCGGGGTTATGATTTCAGCAAGCCGATGGCAGTTATTCAGTTCGGTAAATTCAGGTATTAATGATGAAAGAGTATTTTATTGCTACAGCAATTTTTGTAGGTCTTGTGGCTTTCGTTATGGCAATGAGCTATTTCTCCGGTTTGGATTACGACATTCTTTTTATAGAATTTATGCTTACATACCTAGTGATTAATAAATTATCTGAAATACAAAACGATAAAAAAGAAAAATAATATGGCAGCGTATGACGTAAACGGGCGGTGCGAAGACTGCACATTTGCTGACGCATTTGGAAGAAGTTGCCAGCATGGGATGCTATTCCCTGTCATGGTACTAATCGCGTTTGGAGATGTATATCAGTGTCCGAACTTTCAGAAAAAGAATGCTGAACAGCTTCAGGAACAAATTCGATTAAAGAACAATGAAAATAAATAGGATATGGATTTCAAGAAATTAAAATTACTCACAGAACTGATTGATGGATATGAATGGCAAATGGGCCATGGCCTTGCGGTATGGATAGAATATTCTAATTGCACGACTGTTTTTGATAAGATATTGGAAATAGATACTGAACGATTCCCTAATTGTTTAGCAGAAAGAACAGGTATTTACATTGATCATTTTGAAGATATACTGAGCTTTTATACCAACGATATTGAGAAGTTGTTCCCTAAAGACGAAGATTAATTATGGCGAAGAAAGAATTTAAAGTCGGAGAAACATTTCAGTGTGGGCTTGTGAAGCTGAAAGTAGTTAAACAAGAAAAGATAGGTACTTGTACTGGATGTGACCTGGTTGGGCTGGAATATTGCACAGCTGTACAAGAATTTATTGGTAGTTGTTACCATGCTGAAAGAGAAGACAAAACTGATGTAATCTTTGTAGAAGTAGAGGAATAAAACATGAAAGCAAAAGTTTTATATACCGGTAAAATTGTTGAAGTTAAGTTTAACCTTAACTCTCAACCTACTGCAAAGTCTGGTGCAAAAAGTGTATATGAAGACTCTGATGGGAATACCTATTTTGATACCGAACTGGATTTCAAAAATGTTTATCCTGATTGGCAGCAAGTAAGGATACAGGCTGCAATTGCAATAATGGCAGCGAATCATGCGAGTCCTGAGCTAATGCAATTTCTAACCACAAAAGAAGATTTCCCATTTACATCACTTGCTAAAGTGTCTGTCAAATCAGCGGATGCACTTGTCAGTGAACTTCAAAAATCAATGGAATTATAATATGGCGAAGAAGGAATTTAAAATAGGAGAAATTTTCCAGTGCGGGCTGGTGAAGCTGAAAGTTGAACCATCTAAAAAGCCTACATCGTGTGTAGGATGTTTTTTCTGGAACGAGAATTTCCCGATGTGTGACGATTTTGCTGAAGCATTTGTAGGTAAATGCGATATAAGTCGAAATGATAAAACTGGTGTAATCTTTGTAAAAGTGGAGGAATAAAATATGGACTTCAAATCACAAATAGCAACCACACGCGACCAGTCGGAAATACTTCTTTCGCTGGGACTGAAACCGGAAACGGCCGACATGGTGTATCACCACACCAACAGCCGGGTAAAATCATGGGAATGGGAACTTCAAACAAAACCTCCCACATTGAGAGGGAAGTATTGGACACCGGAAAGAATAGCAAAACTAGAAAGCCCTTTCCATAAACACCCGGACGGAACCCTGGTGACCGGAGAGGAGATTTTCGACGCTCTCTGGGGAAAAGATGTTCCTGCATGGAGTCTTGACCGGCTTCTGGAAATTATGCCAAAGTCAATTACTCAAAGTAACCGCCCAAATGCTGATTTTGCAATGAATAGTGACGGAACCTTCTGGTTTATTTCATACGAAGTACTTGGATATGATATGAAGCACCAGGAAATGAATATTGGTTCTTTTGACACCGTTATTTGCATGATTGAATGGCTTATACATAATAATCACCTGAACCCGGAATACTTAAAAGACAAACCATGAAAAAAGAAGATAAAATAAACATCATGCTCGATAATGCGGATAAGGCACTTTCACATGCAAACAATGTACACTCACGTATGCAAAAAATCACACGACTTATGCCGTTGATCAAATCAAAATCAGAACTTGTCCGAGATAATCCGTCCTCTTATGACTCTACGACATATTGCGAAGGTTTCCTGGATGGATACGAAAGTAAGATTAACAGCGTATGGCATGATTTCGATATAAATATAAACAACCATGATGATGTTGTATTGCTCTTGGGAAATGGGAAAATCGTTGATTATGATGATGATTGGGAGGAATATTATTCTCCTGCCGTGAAATGGACTTACAAAAAAGATTTACTACCCAATACAGAAAAATAACTGATATGAAAATATATGAGATACATAACCCATTATTTTTAAGTGACATATTTGTCTTTGCAGAAGTAGAAGGCATCGGACTATGTTACATAAAAGTGAATTGTTATAATAGAATTGAAGAGATTGGTTTTGATATTCAAAGAAGAATGAGACGGCCTATCGAAGACATTATGCAATACGCTAAAAAAGCTTCAAAAATTCGCAGGCATATTTTCAACAGTATTGATATTGAATATTGGGGGAAAATCCGTAATCAATGGTTACGGTTCGTGAAGACTCAAACATACATAGAAAATAATTCTGGAACAATTATTATGTAGATGTATGGAACCAATAATAAAATTCAGAGGGAAAGGATTAATCCATAATCAATGGATTTATGGAGGATTGGCAGAAGACCGTAAGAATAACTTCGTCATACTCCCTAAAGATGATTGGCGAAAAGGAGAATGCGTAAACGAAGATACCATCGGCCAGTTCTCCGGCCTCCCAGACAAAAACGGGAAAGAAATATACAAAGACGACATCGTGAGATGGGAGCATGACAACAAACTGTATGTAATCAGATTCCAGGCAGGTATGTTTTATGCTTCCGTAGAAGAATGTAACGAACGGATTTATGGAGGATTCCCACTACACTCCTTTACCGAGACAGCCGAAGAAGGCTTCCAGTGTGAAATTGTGGGGAACATTCATGACAATCCAGAACTTCTAAAAAAATCCGCATCCTTCTCCCACACCTGCGCAACATGCAACAGCTATGGCGACGGGAAATGTACCAATTTCGGGACGGAAGTAAAAGCGGAAGATTCCTGCAAATACTATCAGTCGGACGTGATTGAATATACCTGCCAGCAGTGTGGACGTAAATACGAAATCACTGATTCCGATGCTGGAAACCGTGAGAAATTTTGCTGCAAAGCATGTGAAAACGGATATTAATCAAAACTAAGCAACCATGAAAATAGAAATTACACCTGAAGAAATGCTGGAGAGATTCAAGCTCTACGGAGAAATTTATCTGCTTCTGGCTCCCGTCTGTGAATATGATGACATGGACGATTTCAGTATAGAAAGTTATGAGATTATCGACGAGCTGGATTTAGAGGATGAAATATTTGTCCTGGCAGATGGCGATGAAGTCAGATTTAAAGGCGTGGAATTTACAGAAGATATGCTGTATATTCTATATACGAACGAAGATGGATTTGAAGAATATGCACACCCAGTCATACACCTGGAAACAGAATCCATCCGAAAAGTGAAATCAATTCTGGAACAATATGTAAATGCAATCAGCCATGAGTAAAACCAAATTATATTATCTGTTTTTGGCTGCCATGTATGTGGTGTTGTCGTAACCTTTAACAATATGATTGAAGTTATAAAAGAAGGGAAATACGAAAAGAAAATAGCGACCTGCCAGTTCTGCGGGTGTGAGTTTACTTTCGATAAAAGGGACGTGCAATCCAGGAGTGATGGGGAGTTCCCATTTACAAGAATAGAAAAAACATTGCTATATGTTTTGTGCCCCTGCTGCAATGCAGAGATAAGAGAATGGAGTGATTACCAAGAAACCGAAAAACAGAAATAAATCCCCAAAACAACTTTGCTATGGAATTTAAACATCAGAAAGACCTCGGTCCGGACGCCATTCAGAAATGGTGTGAGGAACTTGACCGGAAACCCAAAAGAGAATTAACACCGGAAGAAGGAAAAACTTTGTTTATGTGCATGATAAACGAACCCCATTACAGAACAGACAAAAATTTTGAATCCTTGCTAGGTAAATGGAACGGAACCGCCATCCTTCACGAACGGATAAAAGAGAACCACACCTACACCATTGAGAACGCAGTCCTGCTTTTCCTCGGATCTGTGATTGACCGACCGGGAATAGCCGTCCAATATGCAAACTTCATGCAGTACAAATGCTGGCAGTACCATATCAAGCATGTAGATATGAAATCCTTCACCAGACGTATTTTACCGGCAGGACTTCTCACCGAAGATGCCTTATATGAAATGTGGAACAAACAAAAGTATATCAGTGAAAAAGAAAGAGGACTTCTCAACATGCTGGATAATGCTTATTTCATGCAGTCAATCAGAGAAATAAAAGAAAAATAGCCCTATGACCGCAAACGATTACTCAATAGAAAAATATGTGTCTGAATACCTGAAACCGCTGGAAGAGAAAGGAACCATATACAGAATACGAATTTACCCTAATCTGAATAGGATACGTTTCCAATTGAAGGAACTAATAAAAGGACTTCCAATAAAAGCAGAAATAAACAAAAAAAACAACTCAAACACAATCAAGTTTACTTTGTTCTTTTCTGCGATTAGTTACCAGGCTTCATACGATGAACTAAAAAATATACTCTATTTCATTACAGAGGCTAAAGAGCGGTTAGAAGGTGAAATGAAATGGGTGAAGCAGTATGATGAAAAGAGCAATCGAGTTGTTATTGAGGAAGGAAATAAATATATCACCAAATACTTAAAACCGCTAAAAGAAAAAGGTCTTATAAAGGACGTTTATGAAGACTGTGAGAGAGATATTTGGTTTACGCTGGTAGAAAACATAAATGGGAAAGAAATATCCGCGCATTTAAAACCAGGTAAAAATGAAGACTGCGTATTTTTTTATCCCACTACTGGATTTTGCAAATACAGGCCATTGTACAGGGCCGGACTTCTAAACCCGAAGAATGACCCGCATTACACAGAGACAATTGAACAATATATCCTTCAAGGAATAAAGTATATAAAAGAACAATTTATCAAATAGGAATAAGCCTATGACCGCAAACGATTACTCAATAGAAAAATATGTGTCTGAATACCTGAAACCGCTGGAAGAGAAAGGAATTATCGCAGACTTGCGGGTGATTCCATGCAGATGTCGTATCATGTTCAGACTAAATGAACCCTCACGCGAAAACTCAATGAAAGTAATTATCGAAACGGAGGCCGATGAAGACCATATCACATATTTCAAGTCCGATGTATCGGTGGAGGAAACATTCCGGTCACCTGAACGGAGGTTTATTTATCAAAGACTGATGAATGCAAATAAAACCCTTAATGATGAACTAAACAGGAAATCAGCAAACACCGATTTATACATTACGAAATACCTGAAACCACTGGAAGAGAAAGGACTGATAAAGGACCTCGCAACGTGTAAGAATCATAGCGTCTGGTTTACGATGGTGAAAGACATTAAAGGCGTAAGCATTACCGTCAATTTGATTCCAGGAACGACAGTAGATACTGTTGCGTTCTTCCCTCTTCCTCTTGACATAGGTCGTTACGGAGTAGAAACAACATTTATCCCCAATCCGATAAATGATGACCACTACATGGAAAACCTTGAAAAACGTATTCAGGAATCAATGAATAAACTGAAAGAAATATTTGATAACCCACTACCGGAGTAAGATTATGGAATCAAAATCAGAAGGTAAAAAATAATAAATGAAATAATTTTTTATATTTACCGGAGAATTATATGATTGTTATCACATTAAAAAATAAACCATGAAAAAAGAATTTACCGAGGACCAGCTTGTATATATACGAGACATTTTCGCTCATGAATGTGACAGATATATTGATTCAGGCGAAAGGGATATGGCGCATGAAGCACTGGATATTGTAAACGTAGTACAGTCAAAATACGAGTGTGAAGAATACGCCGATCTGGAATCCTTTATGCTGGATGAAAGCGGGACTTATTACTACATAGAAAAACGTGAATTGGAAGACAGTGAAGAAGAAGCTGTCAGACTGATGATTCAATTTGCCAAATCTTCGGAACAGAACCCATCTGAGGAACTGAAAGAAGCGGTAAATGAACATTTGGGTTTAATACATGTAAATCGAGGAAAAACAAAGCTGGATGTAGTAATGAATAGAAAAGCAAAGATAAACAGACTCATTATTCTTTGCATAAATTCATGCGAGGAAAGCGAATTGATAAGACTTGATGACATAGCAGACTTGCTGGCCGAAAACATTTAAAACGAATAAACCATGGAAGAAAGAAAAATAAACTTTAAAAAGAACGATGATAATACTCCAGTTCTTGATCCGGACGGAATGCTTTACGAAAAGCTGACAGAGAAACAGAAGAAAATAAACGAAAGAATCTCTTTATTGCTTTACATGCTAAAAGAAGGGAGCCTGAAAGAGGGTACAAAAGAAGCATTGCTTGAATTGTTTCATAAGAATGCAATAGACATCCTGAACGAACTTGGATATGAAGACAGCCTGAATAAAAAGTACAATGAATACATCCAGGAAATACGCTCACTCAACCATGAGAACCGTGAACTAAGAAAACAGCTTGGCATGAAGGTATCGAACGAGGATGCAAGGGAAAGGTTGAAACTTATCACTGAATCATTTGATGAATGGTGGCACAACGAAGGAACCGGAAATATAGAAAGCATTACATTCAATGAATACGGAATGACTGTCACTCTGAGAGGATATATCCTTTCTTTCAGACATGTGAGAAAAACAGAAGAGCAGGTGTCCATGTTGAAGCAAAAAGGATTCGATGTGTCATCTGTCGTAAGATACGGGCAGCACCTTACTGCCTCCGAAAAGAACTTCAATATGCTGAAAGAACTCTTTGAAAACGCTTTTCCACATTCTAATATTGACAAAATAAATACTACCACCTATCTGGGAAGTGAAAGGAAAGGAGAGTATATATACGTTATTAGCGAAATCATCGTTAATTTCAATAACCTTGACGACATTAAAATCACAGAGCCATGACCGAACTGAATACTGAAAACGTAGACCGAATTTTCGCCGACTGCATGTTTCGCAGCCACGAAGAATACGAAGAATGTAAGAAAGAAGGACTTCATTTTTTTGTGCGTTCTATTCAGAATACCAACGTAAATGTAGGATTCCATACGGAACGTATCGAAAAGCACCGGCAGGAAATCAGAGAAATGTTGTTGCAATTACCTGACGGATTCTTTAAAGATAAAGGTGGCGGAGCTTCTTTCCTGCAAGCTGCTTGCGCAAAAGATGGAGAATTATGGACAGGATTCCATACAGAAGTAGAAAAGCTTTGCCTGCTTGGACTCGCTTCAAAACAGATGCGGATGCTTACACCAGACGAGGAGATATGGCCAATGCTACCAGGCGGAATGCCCTATCTGCGTGTGGAAATAGAACAGTAATTTTATACATTCATTTATACATAAAAATACAAACGGATTATGAAAGATAAAATCTTAAAAGCAATCAACTTTATTTTCCCTATTTTCGTATGTGCTCAAATAGCCTTTTCTGTTTTTTCATATTTTAACGGGACTGAAACAAGGGACTTGTTGTACAATTTTTTCATCTCTATTATATTGATGCTTTCTTTCATCATTGCACAGATAGCCAAGACATGCACCCAGTTCCTGATGATAAAGCGGATTGAACACAGATTGATTATCAATCTTTTAAACGCCATTCAAGGGAACACAAGCCATGAAAAACAGCCGGAAAATAAAGATTCAAAAAGCAAAGATGAAGAAAAATCGTAGTTACGCGAGTTCAGTGGCGTAGTATCGCCACTAAAAAATCTATTAAGCGCGACTGAAGTGGCGTAGTATCGACACTGAAAAATCTATTAATAAACACTTGAGCCAAAATCAACAAAAATCCCGACAAATCAGACGTTTTGCCGGGATTTTTTCTGTGAATAAAACCAAAAAAAAGAAGAAGAAAAATGTATGTTATAGCGTGGATTCTGTCTCTTCTGTGCCGGTTGCGCTACGGTCGAGCGTGGTAAATGTCTGCTGACGGATGACTATTTCTCCGTGCTTGTCCCATTTGTTGAATGTATAGATATTCTTCAGGAACCGCAGATAAATGCGCTGCCGGGTAGAAAGCTGGTTTTGCTTGAGCAACTGCAATTCGCGCATGTAGGTACCTCCGGTGCTTCCGCTATTCCCGGGTGTGCTTCCAATCAAAGAAGGGTGAACCCCTATGGCAAAGAACACCACGCTTGAGATTTCGGACAACTCCTCTTTTAAATCCCTGGAATTTGTCAGCTGTGGCACATCCACAATTTCCACCGCATGCTGCATCGTCTTTCCGTCAGGACCTACAAACGAGTCCAGGCAGATAGTTTTCCCGTTGTTCTCGCGGCGTTGAAGGAACTCATTCACCTTCTTATAGATACTGTCACGTACAGCTTGTTTCGCTTCGGTAGTATCCGCTCCCATTTCATCGAACATCGCACGAAGGTATTCGTTGTTGATGAAAATCATTTTCCCCCACATGGTCGCATTCTGTCGGGCTATGGCCTTGTCGGTAATCAATGTCGTGGCGTAATCGTAGGTCATCGACGGAAAGATACTCCACCAGGCGGGCTGCGGGTAATAAGGTTTCAGCATTGAAGGGTAATAGCTTGGGCAGCAGAACCAGGTGGTACGTTTCTTCGGAGGACGGTTCTTACTCTTTTCCACCTGACGGCGAAGCTCTGTAAGCATGTTTTCCGGCATCAGTGTGGGATAGGCCACTACATCCTTTCTTTCCAGCTTTGGCGTGGCATCCTTTCTCCACTTCTCCGCATAATACACGTAGTTGATGCGCATCCGTTCGTCCATTTCCTCCATACGGCAGCACACCGCCGGAATGTTTCCTAACTTGACAATTTTCGGGTCCCACTCTTGGTCCTTCCGTCCGATGCTTAGCCCGATGGTCGGGAAATAAATGTCCATGTGCGCGTCGTCTGTCATGCACTTCAGGTAGTGAAGTTCCAGATTGTTATTTTCGCAGAACTTGTCCCATTCCTTGTCGGTCTCTTCCCAGGTGCGATAGTCTTCACGAAGCTGCTTCAGCTCGTATTCCGGTGTTCCAACCTGTGCGGTATCTTTCTGCTCCTCTCCGGAGACGGCCTGCGACCAGGTGATTGTACCTCCCCCACCCTGCTCTTCGCCGCTTTCTGCTTTCTGCTGGTCAATCTGTGCCTGAATCTCCATGATTCGGTTACGAATCAGTAGTCCGGCATCCTTGAAGGGAATCAGCTCAGTCTTTACCGTACCGTTTACATAGCGTGACCATCGGTACATGAGCTGTGGCCCGAGCCCTACCGTCAGGTCGATAATATATTTGATGGCGGTCGCCGTGTACGGCAGACTGCCTACCAGCTTGTAGATGGTATTCGGCAGCATGTTTCCAGGTCCCCATGGAATGTACCCCAATCCGGGTGTCCCGGCATTGCTGACCGGCACCGGGTTTGACTGCCGGCTGTCGAAAATATCAAACGTGCCATGAATGGGCAGCCCGCCGATAGCCCCTCCCCCTTTCATCATTTCCGAGGAAGATACAGACGGGATTTCCGACACGCGGGCCATTCCGATATACTGGTATCCACGGTCTACGAGTGAAGTCACTTTTCCTCTGAACTCCTTTATTCCCTGGTTGGACTTCTTACGGTTTGTATTTTTTGTGTTTGTCGCCATATAACTACTTAACCAATATCTTTGTGTCGTTAATCTGCAGAATAAGTACGTCGTACACGTAACGGAAATCTCCGTTTGGCATTACCAGTTTACGGTATCCCTTTTCGCGGTTGTACGAAACGGCACGCTGCACGTTGTAACATTCGCTTATCGTTCCGTCCTTACACACAAAACGTATGTCGAACGGCTTATTTTTCCCGTCCGGAGTGCGGGCGTTCATCAGCTTGTACGCCTCCGTCCAGAGCAGACGTTTGGTCGGTTTCTTCATCTTTCGTTTGTTTTGGTACAAAGATATACAAGGTTAATATGGTAATGAAGGACAAAAAAACGCACCTCCCTTCACAGGGAAGCGCGGTAAACATAACACTGATAATGATTGTATCAAACAACATTACTTTTTGCGATTATCCTTCCATCTTCCTTCACAGGAAAATAGGACTTTGTGTAAGTTTAATTCTGTCAAAATAAAGAATAAAGTGCACACCACCGTGTGCAATAACATGGTTACTATTTTTCTCATGATGATGCAAATATATCCTATTTTCTCTGAATATCAAAAAGAAAAAGGATGAAGAACCACTGTTCCCCATCCAGGTGTAATAAAACAAAGAACATTTTCATGCTCAATTCTTTGCAAATATAATGTTTTTACCGCACATAAGCAAACTTTGAAACTAATTGATTATCTGATTTATAATAAATACTTTTATTCAAACATGCTTTTATGCTTTTATATAAAAATACTTTTACTCTTTTATTATTTCATGCTTTTATATTTTCATTCATTTGTATTAAAACATTATTATTCTTTTGCATATATGAATATTTGAATGTAGATACTTTTACTCTTTCATACTTTTATGTTTTTATACTTTTATGTTTTTATACTTTTATACTTTTACTCAATTATTCTTTTATACGTTCATACTTCCATGATTTTGTACTAAAATATCTTTCTCTCATCCATTTTGTATTTCCACACAAAAGTATGTTTATATAAAAATACTTTTATGTTTTTATACTTCTATGCTTTTATTCATTTATACTATTATTATTTTATGTATCCACACAAAAATGTTTTTATATTTTTATTCAAAAATACTTTTATGCGTTTGCACATTTGAATATTTACATTTTTGCATAAAAATATTTCTGTATTTATGGCGGAAATGAAAAAAAACGACTATCTTTGCAGTGTAATAAAACAAAAACATTTGATATGGCAATTACAATTTCTTCATTCAACTTTAAGGGTGGAGTAGGGAAGACCACTACCACCGTCAATCTGGCAAAAGCCTTACATTCTCTTGGTAAACGTGTGCTGGTAATAGATGCCGACGCACAGGGTAACGCATCAAAAATGATGGGATTTCGTCTGGCCACGGAAAAGGATGGTAAAACCCTTTACGAAGCCATGTCCGGAAACGCCAGCATCATGGAATGTGTGTTCTGTGAAAATGAAAACGAAGAAAGCTTCGACTTCATTCCTTCACGCCCGAACTTATACCAGTGCGAACAGGAACTGGTGAGCCGTACCGGACGCGAATACATCCTGCGCATGATGCTGAACAATCTGGAAGACCATTATGATTTTATCCTGATTGACTGCCCTCCGAACTACGGACTGGTTTCTATCAATGCAATGGTGGCTTCTGACTACCTGCTGATTCCTATCAACTGCGAAGTATTTGCCCTGGACGGAATGGGACTGATTACCGCAAAATACGAGGAAATCAAAAAGCTGGTGAATCCGAAACTTGAAATCCTTGGTTACATCATGTCACGCTACGACAAGCGTCTGTCGCTTCACCGTCAGGCATACGAACAGATGAATCAGAATTTCCCTGGGAAGGTGTTCAATACCACCATCCGCACGAACATTCAGCTGGCCGAATCGCCTGCGCAGCGCATGAACGTGTTCGATTTTGCGCCCAACTGCACGGGAGCTGCCGACTACATGGAGCTGGCAAAAGAGATTCTATCACGATTAGATAACCAGTAAAACCCACGATTATGGCTAAACAACGATTCAACCTGAATGAAACAATGCTTGATGCTCGGCAGGGCATTGAGGAAGCACGCGCCAACGCGGAGAAGGCAGGGGAGGAGAGTGCTGCGACTCAGGAAAAGGCAGAAGAAAAGACGGGAGAATCTCCTGCTACCTTCACTGCTGAAAACTCATGTGTTGAAGCAAATAACCAGGAAGAGGAAAACATCCGTCCGGAACAAGAAGCTGCGCCCGATAAAGAATCCGTGAAAAGCGAATCACCTGCAGTAGAACGGAAAATAAACGGCATACGAAAAAGAATTAGAAAAGATGAAAAAGAGGGACGCATCATGCGGAATGTCTATCTGGACGAAGACATGCTGGAGAAGCTGGAAGACATTAAGAAAAGCATGAACAAAGGCCGTAACAAGGAAAAGAAAGATACCTTGGTGTTTGTCATCGACCTGCTGAATGTAGCCGCGCAGGAGTTCATTGACAAATACTACAAAGACATCGTGGGGAAATAATTCCGCACAATTCATACACCGAAAGGGCAGGGGAGCACACGCTTCTCTGCCCTTCGCTTTTTTAATGATGTCACATTTCTATCTCGATGACCGGATTCCATTCGTCCGGATCAGAAAAAGTGATTCCTGTATTTCCACTGAACAGACGGCAGATGGCGTTTGTGCACCGGTTCCTCAGAAGCGGAACGCCGGAAGCCTGTGCACCATAAAGCATTTTCCCGTCGGCTCCCAAAGCCTCTATTTTCAGCGCCACGTCAAATTCTTCCGACTCTGTAGGAGTGAAGGTAAACACGGAGAAATAAAGCCCGCTACGGCCTGCATACTCGTCGCCTATCTCCCAGGTAATCGTATAGTCGGATGCGGAATCCGCGTCACCGTTACCGGTAGTCACATCCAGCGTTCGAAGATGACCGCCTACCGTCATCCGTACCGATTTCACAGAGGCAGGGAACGCATCTTTCACGGTAATCATGGCACGGCTTACTACGCGCTTCATTTGCAGTTCCTGGCTCGAAGCCATATTCTCGTCCACTTGAAGCGAAAAGTCCTGCCAGAAAGTCTCTGTTACCTTCTCAGGAGTATATTTCATGCTTTCCATACTTCCTCCGGTACTGCTGTGAGCCAGGAAGTACACATGATGCGCTCCATACTTCATGTTCAGGGTAATGGGAGAAGGAAGCGAAACGGTGTCCGCCTGCATCTGCTCTCCGTCCATGTAATCCCAATAGGAGAGGGTAGTGGCCAGCTCGGCCAGCGTGCCGGCACGTGAATTATTCCACTGGTTGATGTCTCCCTGTCCGATTTCCATAAACACCGGAAGGAAAGACACCCTGCACGTTTTCTCACTCGTCTGCTCCATATCCGTCGGACGGACGATGTTTTCCTTGCTGCAAGCCGCCATAATCAGGATGGCAGCCATGCAAATGCTTTTCGACAAATTCATGTTGTTTAGTTTTAAGTTTATACCATAATTAACGCACGTCCGGAGTTTCGTTTCCGGTTTTGATGGATTTTTATTGTAAAGTTCGGAAAGTTTGCACCTTTATATAGTTCGGAATCTTTGCACCTTTACACGAAATAATTTCCCTTACTGACGGAATCTTTTCACCTATTGACGGAATCATTGCACCTACATGCTTTTAAAAACCTAATAATCAATGATTTTCAGCATCTATATAATTATCTATATGTTATAATATAAAGAAACGATAGTTTCTTAAATAAGGGATAAAAGAAAAAATATATCGGTCTGCTTTTATTAATGATATTATGATATAAGATATATAGTAAAGCGTAATTTGCTATAAAACAAATAGTTATAGTAATAAAGGTGCAAACTTTCCGTTTTTAGGGGTAAAATTTCCGTCGATATGTACTAAGTTTCCGTGTGTATGGGTAAAGATTCCGTCATATAGGGAAAAATTTCCGAACATATATAGATTAAAGGTGCAAACTTTCCGAACTATTTTCATTCAATATTTTCCGTTTTTGGAAAATATTGTCGTTTTATTTTCCGTTTTTGGAAAATATATCTATATTTGTACCAAATAACGAACCAATGAAGATTTATTTAGAAGAAAGATTAAAAGAGTCAGGTATAAGCAAGGATGAACTGGCAAAGAGACTGGGTATTTCCAATTCAAGTCTGACAAAGAAATTAAACGGTCCGTCACGTACTAACCTGCAATTTCTGGAAAGTGTGGCCGATGCGTTGGGAATATCTGTTTTCTCTCTTATTGATGATGAAAAATACGTGAAGGTAGGTACATTCCAGTCCGATGGGAATACTTACGAAATACGAAAAATAAACTGATAGCCTATGCGACGGAAGAAAAGCACCACCGAATCAAGCAACTCACTGATTAAAGAGCTTAGCTCAGTAGAGTTTATTAAACAACCCTATCTGTATGCCATGGTAGGGGCAGATTTTTCACTCTACCAGCGGAGTATTATGATAGAAATCATGAAGTCCATGCAAGACCGCTTCAATGAATTTCTGAAAAACAGACGTGCAGACGGACAAATGTCACTTTTCCCTGATGACCTGGACGACAATCAGATTCTCACATTCAGAATCAGCGCTTCCTCTCTTGGAGTAAGTCCTCGTGACTATATGTATCTTAGTGAGGCATGCGATAATCTGATGAAGATGAACTGTTCTTTTTACAGATATGATGAAGTGGGAAGACCTATTCGTACATACGCACATCTGTTTTCTACGATTGAAATGCCGATGATTCCGGTTTCAGGCTCGAAAGAAAAAGAAAGGAGGATGAACTACGTGGAAGCGCGTATGGATGCAAAGGTATTGAAAGAACTGTGCGATTTAGGTAACGGGAAAGGTTATCTTGACCACATTTACCGAATAGCCCGTATCTGCAAACGCAAACGTACACCAAGCATTTATATTTATCTTTCCAGATGGAAAGACTTCCCAAAGAAATCGGTGGAATATGTGGAGCTCAAGAAATTCCTGGGAGTGATAACATTGGAAAATGTGGAGGTGAACGGGGTAGTTACTAAGACTTACGAAAAAGACCGATACCCGAAATTCAGTAAATTTTGTAAGGAAGTGATGGACCCGATACGTGAAGACCTCGACCGTATGGCCAGCGAAAATCAGGTGGACTTTACTTTTGATTATGAGCCTGTATATAAGGGTTCAACGAAGAGAGGAAACCCTGACGAGATATTATTTAAAATCAAGCTGAGTGAACTTGGGGAGGAAATGTCGCGTAAACGAAGACAGCAAAAACTTCCCGCCGATATTTGGGACTTGCTTCGCTCTGAATATAAACTGACGGAAACAGATGTGCGTATGCTGACCGATATGCTCCCTGAAGAACTGATGAACGATTTCCGGGCCGAAGTGCTGGCACTTCGTGACCGAATGAACCGGTATAAAGTAAACAATCCGAAAAGTTATGTGGTAACTTCACTCAAGAATTTTATTATCCAGCATACTCCGGAGGCAAAAGAAACAAAAGAAGATAATAGGGTAGAGGAGAAGAAAACCGTCAAGCATAAAACAATAAGCGAGGAAGATAAAAGCCGATGGATGGCATTTATGGAACTTCTTCAAGGTTCTGTAAGTCCGGTTGAATTTAACACCTGGCTGTCGTCGCTTGAATTTGTTTCGCTTAATGGTGAGGAAGTGACACTATCTGTACCGGCTGCATACGTAGCGACTTATATTGACGAAAAGCTGAGCGCACCATTTAAGCAAGCGCTTAATGCAGTGTATGGCGAAGATGTAAAACTACTTTATGAAGTAAGAAAATAACGAATAAATCCCGGAACGGAAAGCACAGTCCCGGGATTTCATTTTCACTCCACATAGTCCTTCGTGTCGATGCAAAGCTCTACTTTTTGTACATCGGTCAGTTCAAGAAAAACCGCATACCAGTTGTTCAGGAAAGGGCCGTAGGTAGAATAGTGAAGCTCTTCCGTTTCCAGATTGATATTCCGGAAAATCTTTCGTTTCTCCTGCTGATCGCGAAGCCATGCCAGGAACTTCTGCATGTGCATCTTCGCTTCCTGAATGGCTTCGTATGACTGCTGCTTGTCGGTAGGCTTCATATTTCCCGTTTTAACGAGGAAATAAATAACGTGCACAGGTTTGTCCAGACCGCCTCTGATCGTCCCGTCCTGGGCAAATTCGTATCCCACACAAGGCGATTTCAAGTCAGGCAGCTTGCTCATGAACGAGGGAATAGCTACAATGTTGTCGAAAAGGAAAAACCGTTTGTTCTTTCCGGTTTCTCCGGGCGTATGAAGCATGGGCTTGTACTTCGTGGCCCATTCTTCGATGATTTCTTTTAATTCTGTCATAATTAAAATTTTGTGGGTTTTCTTATTTCTTTATCCAGTAACATTATAAATCCGATAAAAGCAAAAGCCAGTAACGAAAGCCATATTCCCAATTTCCCTAATTCAGCATAAAGTAGCATGACTATCATAGCTGCTGTGATAATTCCTCCCAGAAGATTAGTCAATTCCGATTCTTTTTGGAACATGAGGAAGACACCCAGGAGAAGGATAGCCAGTTCTATTCTTATCTGCTGGAGAAAATACATTCCTACCAGCAAGAACGTGTTCGACAATATTCTAATTATCGTTTTCATTTCATCCGGAATTTATAATCACTTCGTTTAAACTCGTCCTGGAAAGAAACAAGTACGCCGTTTTCGATGAAGTCCTGATAATAGGAAGACACGAGCACTTGCAGTCGCTTTAGTTGATGACGAACCTCCATGGCAATGATAGGTCGTGACTGGCGGTCACCTTCTTCTTTCCATTTTTTATACAATTTCTTGTAATGGGCAAATTCGTCTCTATCCACATCTTCAATGGGCTGTCCCGCACCGACACCCATATCCACGAAATACAGGTAATAGTTGAAGAAGAAGGAAATCTTCTTTGTGTCACCTCCGGCCCCATTGAACACCTTGGCATACATGCGACGGTAAGATTGTCCGGTACTCCGTTTGGCTGCAGGCGTATTGCGGTATCCGATGTACGGACCGGGGAATCCCCCCGGCCATACATGCTGTGTTTCGAAGTTGGTCTGAAGCTTCCGGATCATGTTGTTGGCCCAGTGCGTCAGGTCCAGAAACTCCTCTTTTACCGCCTGACTGATGGTTTTCTGCTCTGACATGGCTTATACGTAGTTTAATGGATTTTCAAAAATATCTTTTATCATTTCCTGTTTGCATCCTTTGAACCATTTGAAAGGTTCTTTGCAGTAACTGATACCGATGGTCCCGGTTGTAGCATAGAACGAAATTAGAAGCGGGAGCACTGAGTCACGGTAATTTGACGAAAGGTTCGCTGGGCTGTTTGACTCTTTATAGAATCCACATTCCAGTGCAATTTCATCCACTTTATCTTTCAATACTTTGGCGTAACCGTTTTTATTTGATTGCTTTTTCATACATTTATACTTTTATGTTTTTATACAAAATTAGTTTTCTAAATTACTTCCTTTTCTTTTAGTCTTTTGTTCACTTCTTCATACACAGAGTAAAACATATATTTTTTACCTCCGCACCTGGTACCCCTTCTTAAAGAAGCAAATAACGCTGACAGTCCAACTCCGTTCTTTCTCGCACATTCAGCTACCGAATAATACACTTCTCCTGCTCCCAATGCAATTACTTTTTTGCAGATTCCAGGAGGTGATTTGCGGTGTGGGCCAAAATTACTATCAGGGTCGTTTATAAGCCTTAAACAGTTTTCTCTCGAAATAATTCTTCTCTTTTCTTGCAGTTCTTTTGACCAGTCCTGAAATCTTTTATATTGCTTATGCCCTTTACAATAATGTCCAGAGTCTTTTTCCCTGTTTGGATCAGGGGAAAATTTCAGTTCATCCATACGTTGTTCCTTGTATAATTTCCTGAAATCCTTTTCGTAATACCATTTGAATCCTTTGCATATAGAACCTTTACGACAACTCAGTGATATGGCATGCCGTCCTCTTCCACTTTTTACAGCTGCTTCTTTTATTGAACTGAAATATCCAGCCACTGTTCCGTTTGGATTTACGGCAACGACAGGATGGCTGATTCTTTTTACCACGTTTCCGTTTTCCATATATTTTTATGTAGTTTTTTTCTTGAACCAATAATATTTTCCAACAGTGCATCCGGGTTTAAACGATCCCGGATATCCCTTACGCTTGCTCTCAGACTGGGCTATAAGCCTGTGTTCATTCCAAACTCCTTGAATCCACTCGGAATTTTTATATAAGTGAAGCTCACGTGCCTTTCGAGTGATTGTACGTAAAGACACTCCAAGCACTTCTGCCAATTCCTGATTTTTTGTGGTAGAGAAGTGCTTCTGAAGGTAACTGATCATTGCAGGAGACCAGAATATGCAAGTAATTTTTCCATTGTGAACCATTATTCTTCCATACGATTTGTGGTAGAATATTCCGTCTGCGACTTTTTGGGTTTTCTTGTATTGTTCTATATTGCGCTTTTTGTTGCATTCCTTACATTCTGAGAAAAGTTTTCCATTACTGTTCCTATAGAATTCACGAAGCCATAAATTTCTTCCGCACTTTGTGCAGATTTTCTTTCTTCGTTTTACTTCAGGTTTATCCATTTTTTTACTAATTAAACATAATTGATATTATCTGTAAACTTTATCACTACTTTTTACCGGATAAAATTCGTGTGAACATACAATCTTTTCATCGGTTTTTCTACGTTAGAAAGACCTTCAATGACATATTTCATATTCTCCACCAAGGAAGCAACCGTTTCCATACCTTCTGCATCCTGTTTTGTATCTCCAGTATCGTCGCTGTAAAGCTCGTTCCAGTATTGCGAGCCGACCACAATCATGGAGTGCATCAGGAAATACATGTTCATCCGGCTGAATGCAGACGTGTTTCCGCTTCTTCTGGACACGGTAATTCCTGCCACCGGCTTATACATCATCAGCTTTGGATTGGAATAAAACAGACGGGTGAGAAACGCATCCATCTGGCTGCTTATGCTACCGTAATACACCGGACTCACAAAGAGGTATCCGTCGTAATTACCGGCTATGCGCACGAAGTTGTTCACGCTGTCTTCCGTCTTGCAGAATCCTCCGCGCTTGCATGACCTGCACGCATCACACTGTGAAACCTGCTCTCCAAGCCAGAAAATATCTACCTGCATCCCTTTGGCAAACCGTTTTATAAACCTTGCCACATTCCCGCATGAGCGATTCTCATGCGGGCTTCCATTTACAACCAATATGCGTATCATTCCTTGTCACTGATTAATGCGTTTCCGCAGGTGATTCTATCGGAGTCTTCTTCTTTCGACGGAACAAATACGATGACATCCCATCCTTCTTCCAGCAGCGGCTGTTCGAACTTGCGGTACACATCGTAATCGGAATATCCGGTTACTTCAAAACCGTTTTCAATGGCCGAGCTGGTTTCATGAATCGGCGTGATTTTTACGATAAACTTCTTTTTGTCAAATAGCGAAGAAAGTTCCTTTGCATCGAGAATGGTTTGTGCCGTAACCGGGAAGTTCAGCGTGTATTTTCTTCCTTTCGGCATAGGAAGTTCTTTTGCCAATGCGGAAATTTCCTGAAGCGAAAGGCTCTTCCCGTCAAACAATTCGTTTCGCTGTGCTTCGTCGGTAGAATTGATTGAGAACTGCAGTCCGGCTTCTCCGTGGTAGAACTCGTTCTTGATGTCGCACCAGGTAAGAATAAAATCTTTCAGTCGTTTGTTGGCTTTTGGCAGCATGGTGGATACAACCGGATGAACGGTGTCTGCCATTAGTCCGCATCTCTTTACGAGCCTTTTCAGCTGCAGAGCAAATGACGGTACGTTTTCATTCCAGGTAGGCTCTCCCATTCTGGCGAAATGTACGTTGAATCTTTCTGTGTGGAGTACCGATTCATTTTCAATGATGGTTCTAATCTGATAGGCCAGTTCTTCCAGCGAAGCGTTACCATGGAATCCGAAACGTGGTACGTCGCAGAACTTACATTTCATCGGGCATCCTTTCTGCGTAGAAATGGTGGCCACCCATTTCTTGCTCAAGTCAACTTCTGTGTTGGCCACACCGTTTATTTCTTTGGTCAGGCCCAAGAAGTCGGCCTTGATATTGTTTTCTTTCCCGTAGTCTCCCACGGTAAGAAATTCCAGCTTCTTTTCTGAATCTACATAAATCTTTCCTGTGTGTGTCTTGATTGTTTTCATTTTTCTTCTTTTTGTGGTTTTGGTTATTATGCTACTTTAAAATGTTTTTCTGATAATCTTAGACATAAGCATTCGCAAAGGACGCGAGCCATATTTACCTCTACGGCATTCCCGATAAACTTCTTCTGGTCAGCTTGTGTACCGACAAGAATATAGTTTTCAGGGAACCCCATAATCTTTTTCAGCTCATACGCATCTTTATGTCTGCCAATCCATACACAAGCATAAATTGCTTGATTTTTACAGTCATCGGGCTGTCTCCATTTTCTATGCAGATACCTATGCCATCTTTTGTGTTGACAAGGTAAGGAGGCATTTTATCCATTCTTGCTATAAGCGTGAAACACGGATTATCTACCGAACCGCCTGCACTTGCAAATTGCGGATTCATCAGGAAGCTTTTTCTTTTGCATGTAACTAAGCTGTATTTTGGATTTGTTGTGATAGCTCCTAAAGGCTTTTCTATAGATGCTGCGCTTGAAGCTCCAAACTGCTGGTCGATGAATACAGGTGTCAACAATGCAAGCCTGTCTTTTGTGGTCACAGTCGGAGCAGGACTCTCTACCGAATGGTTGTTCCCGTTACCGTAGTATGCTGTGACAAAAGCATGATGATCCTTGCAGGTAATTGTTCCGGCAGGTTCTTCAACAGAAATATTCTTGCTCTCAGGATGCCCGCTATATTGCTTTGACAGGAAAGAAACCTGCACTTTTGCAAATCTGTTTGCGGTAGTAACCACTCCTACTGGTTCTTCGATGGATGTACAAGTGTCTTGTGGTCTTACTGTATTGTAACGTGAGATAAAAGCGTCTTTACCTCCGGCCACAAATTTAATCAGACCGGCATAAATACGTTCAAGCGTCTTTTCTGCAAGCGGTTTCTTCCTTGTAAAAATGCTTTCCCCTTCGTCTGAAAAATCCAGCACTTCTTTTACGGGCCTCCATTTCTCCAGCTTACTGAACATGTCTTTTCTTCCATTCTTGCAGTGTGTCGCTTCCGGAAATACTATAGGTAATCCTCTCTTTGCGAATATGCCAAAGAATCGTTTTCGAGTAGTGTATGCTCCATAGTCGGCTGCATTCAGTATCCGCCAGTCAAAGTCATATCCGTATTTCTTTACATTTCGTTTCCACTTCTCATAACAACGACCTTTATCTTTGCTTACCGGATGGCCCTTTTCGTCCATGTCTCCCCAGCTCATAAACTCTTCCACATTTTCAATCTGAATATAGTCAGGGTTTATGGCTTCAATGTAACGGAAAAGATGTTCGGCCAGTGTTCGGCTGTCAGCATCGCGCGGCTGTCCTCCTTTTGCCTTGCTGAAATTGGTACATTCCAGAGAAGCCCATAGAACTACATACGCATCCGGATATTGCATTTTCATCTTCTCTACATGCGCAATCAGTCCTGAAAGCTCCAGCGTTCGGATGTCTTCAGTGAAATGAAGCGCTTCCGGATGATTCGCTGCATGGCTGGCAATGGCATTTGCATCGTGATTTACGCAGGCTATTACTTTTGCGCATTGTGATTCGTTGACACGTGCATTTTCTACACCGGTAGAAGTTCCTCCGGCTCCACAAAAAAGGTCGATGTATAATAAATTAATCATTTTATCTGTAAAATTTGAAATGTGAGTGTGTACCCTTCGGACGCACATTCCGGTTAAACTTTGTATGGTACTTCTTACCGTCATTTCGGGGTACGTGACGGTTCTGACCGATAATACTGAAATAGAACGGCACATGGCGTGAGGTATGGCGGTTGCGGTTGGCTATCTCATGCTGTTTATAGTGTCTTGTAGGAGTGTGGTATCTACATCTTATTGTATATGTGCTTGAATATAAATCGGAATATCTTAATCTTGTTCTGATTCTGCTGCATTCCATCCTGATGACATCATAAGTGCTATAAGTATATTTATCCCTCCACATAGGCTATAGATTTAAGTGATTTTCCAGTTCTCCCATGATTCATTCCGGTATTTCACCTTTCAACCGCTTGATGGTAAGGTTCCTTGCCTTGATGGTTCCTTCCTGCTCGCGGACTTTTGTTTGGAGCGATGAAACCCGGCGTTGCAATTTCTCCACCGTGGGCGTGTTGTTCCGCTCATAGTTCAACTCTGCCTGAAGCTTTTCCACCTTCTTCTCCAGCTCCGCTGTGCGTGCCTGTTCGCGCCGGTAGTCCCGGCAGAGGTACTTGAAAAGTATCTCTACCGGAATGTCCAGTGCCTTATTCCACTTTTCCATCGTTTTCTTTCTTTTTGATGTACCAGTCGAACTCTTCCAGCGGCTTGTCTACCACAGAAATGTAGTCTCCATCACGTTTCAGAACGCCTTTGTTGATAAGCTGCTGAATGAGCTTCAGGCCGCTTCCGTAACCGTAATGAATATTCAGCACGTTTATCGGGTCAGTATTGATACATTTCTTTCCGCCCTTTTCTGTGATTCCTAAGTTGTGGCATACACGGGCGGCCGAAGACAATTTCTCATAGTCGTATTCCTCGAACTCAGGCTGTACTTCAGCTTCGGCCTGATACGGATATACGTCCATGATGGCGGTTTCGGCTACGGAAGCTATCACGTAATCGGCCATAGTACCTTTCATGCCTTCGTCCAGCTTCTTCACCGCATCGCGAAGGTCGGCTGCCTGTACCAGAATGTTGGTGGCTGTCTTCTTCTCCGCACCGCTTTTCTCGTCGATGGTGATAAAGTACAGCTTGCATTTGTACCACTTGTCGGCAGCTTCCTCGTCGGACGGAAATATCTCGCTGTAGTTGGCCCGCTTGATGTCGGTCACGGTAAACTCTCCCGAAATAAACGGCGTGACTTCTTCAATGAGACGTGCTTCAGCTTCGGTGAAACTCAGGGCATCTACCAGATAGGGCTCTGTCACTTTCTTGTTCATCCCGTTTTCCGCTACCTTTTCGTAGCGGATTTTTCCTTCAAACCATGTGTGCATCATAATTTGTCCTCCATTGTTTTTTCGCGTTGGGCAATCATGGCATCGGCTATATTGTATGATAATTTAGCTATCATCTTCTCGTCAAATGCTGTATATGTCTTATGATTCAGACCAAAGAATCGTTTGATCCTTCCTGTTAATTTCAGATTGTTTGAAACTGTTTTCTCCATGAGCACCTTCATAGCTTCCATAGCGATGTGGTCTCTGCTGATATTACTTCCTGCCATAGTTATTTTATTTAGATTGTTGTTTTCTGATCCAAAGAATTGTCATCACGCAGTAGTTGGCCAGGTCGAGATATGTATCTTCAAGCTTTTCGTCCTTCACCTGCCCTTCACCATTATTTTTAATCAGGGAATTTATTCTCCGAATTTTGTCACCGATGCGGATTTTAGCTACCAGGATTCCGTCTTCGTCCATTGACTTTTCAAAGGCGTTTCCATAGTCGGCATTCTTTTTGCGGTAGGTGTAAATCTGTTCTTGACTGATTTCGGCCATAGAAAGCGTAACTTGCGCATAATGTTGATATGCAGCACGGGCAATACTTGTAATATGCATCAAGCATTCTATTTTTTCTGGATTCGAAGTTTTATTCATGAAACATGCCTCGAAAAAATTCTTTATCCTTAAATGATAAAGATTAGGATCTCCACCTGCCATTTTATCGTAAGATACCAGCTCGTGCAACACCTCTTCAAACTTCTCAACCATTTCATCCATAGTTTCTTCTACAGGATTCTCCGGTTGTTTCTCTCCTTCTTCGTTATCAGAAGGTATATTTACCGGTTCAGGCAGTTCTTCCAGAAAATCTTCCGGAACGTCGACTATGTTCCGACCCCACTGTCCTACCTCATACCAGAACACTGGCTTCCCGTCCTTGCGGAGTTGACGTGTATTATGCACTTTGTAGATTGCAACCTGAGCATTTGAGATATGTTTTAAATCAAATTCCCACATCTGATACGTCAGGGTCTCATTTGCCAATTTAAGCGAGTCGTAGTCTTTCAGCTTTACTACCTGACCGACAATGAATTTTGATACATTAATTTTACCTTCCATATATGTTGCTATTTTAGTTCCTGATGGTTGTTTATTGCCTATTATTTTTCTGAAATCAAGCTGTGGAACTTCGGTTATATCTCGGATGTTTAACATATCCTGTTCTTTTTTCTCAATTAATGGCCAGAAACCTCCGAATAGTTCCATCATATTTCCAGCGTCTGATTTCATATCAAGGAAACCATTGAGTATTCTTTTATTTATTTCAGGAGGATTTACTCGTTTGTTATTCCTTTTTTTCTTCTTTCCCATCTTCTTCTGATTTATCGTTGTTGTCGTTATATACTTTCTCCATCTCTCGGAAAAGGCGTTTGTAAACCTCCGGGAGTGTGCCTTTCTCTTTTGTCTCACATAAGGAAGCAAACAGCACGTAACGGGGGTCTGCACCCAGCATCTTACCCACGTCCATTACCAGCGGACCGACGGCTTTCTCTGCATTGGGATAGCGTGCAATGTCGCCCATTGCCTCCAGTTCCAGCAATCGGTTGATACCTACACCGGTCATGGACGCAAACTTTTCGCGGGTATATCCGTGCATCTCATACATGGCACGCACGCCCTGACCGAGGTTGAGTTCGTAGCGGCATCCGTCTTTCAGTGCAAGCTGACTCACTTTGACCGTTTTCAGCATGCGGAGTGTACGCGCCATTACGTCGGCATCCGCACGCACTATGTATTCTGCCATAGCCTTCTTTGTGCCAAACACGTTGTACAGATAGCGTAGGGTAAGCATACTCAGTGTACCGTGATTGCGGTAGACTTCCTGACGAAGCTTTCTGAGAGTAATGGATTCGTTTGTTTCAGGTACTGTGCGTATATGGTCTTCCAGGCATAGGTGACGGAACTTGTCAATCACGCTTTCGCCTTCTGCCTTTGCATCGGGCAGCATTTCCATGGCATCGTACACCTCATAGTCGTCCGATTCAGGAAGAGGTATCGAAGCGATTTCATTCAGCAGCATGCGCACGTTGTTCTTAGTTCCCATGCGTGCCATCAGTGTGCGGTAGTCCTGAAAGCAGAGCCCTTCTCCGGCCATCTTCATGCGCAGAGTGGCGATGACGTATTCTATAAACTCTACCTGTAGCGAAACGATTCCGCTCTCCACCAGTTTCAGCAGGTCGTCTTTCACCAGCTCCATCTGGAACTGTGCGGTCAAGGTGCGCACATCCGTTCCCTCCTTATCGGGTATTTCAATGTTTCCCACCATTTCACGCAGCATATCTTTCACCGCAGCCATCATCTTTTCGTTGTGCTGGCTTTTCTGCCGGTTCACCTTCCCTACTCCGTTGAGCAGACCGTCCACCTTCCGGCACATGCAGTCGTAGAACTCGATTCCGGTGGTACACATCATGGCCACCATCTCCATGTTCGATACAAGGTCGCTCTGGCGCACGTTGCACTTGTCGAGCGCATTCTTTGTTGCAAAATAAATGAGGTTGATTTTTTCTCCGTAGGTTTTCCAGAAGATGTTCTGAAGCTTCTGTGTCAGTGTGCCGCCCCCCCTAATAAAACTTCCGGACAGCCCGGGGTGGATGGTTTCTGTAAAGGTACGAACCTGCATGGCATCGTGCGCATTGCATCGCTTCATAAGGTCACTAGACAGATTTACCAGTTCGTTGGCCCTGCGCTTCATGTTGTGACGCATCAGTCCGCGTTCCTTCAGGCAAGAAACCACTTCGTAGATGTATTTCTGAGTGATATTTGTCATCATGATTTCCACCATGAGCAGGTGGGCGTTCAGAATGTCTGCACTGGCCATGCGCTGCTGTGCAGTGTAGCGGTCAAACCGGTTTCGTTTGACGGGAATCATGGATTTCGGACGGCTTATAGAAGCCGCAAGCCCTGTTTCAGAGCTTTTCCCCTTCATGGGTGAAATGGTGGAGGGAGCCTGCAAGAAAGGATTGTTTCCCAGATTCCCTGCCGGGTTTGTAAATTCGTTCATATCGCTAAATGATTAATCTGTTCGTATTAGAAAGGAAGATCATCCTTTTCGTCAGTCATATTGAGCGTTCCCTGCGTAGATTTTACCTCAGACTGTACCGAAGCAGCGGATGCAGGAGCAGAATCCGGTGCTGACTGACTCCCGAAATCGTCGGGCGAAGTAGGAAGCGGAGCAGACGATGATTCTGCCTTCCGCCCTAGCAGACGGAAGTCGCGTGCCCATATCTCGGACACATAGCGTTTTTCTCCGGTTCCTTCTGCCTCGTAGCTTCGTGTGCGGAACTCTCCTTCCACATACACCTGCGAACCTTTGCGGGCCAGCTGACTGATGATTTCGGCCAGATTGTCCCAGGCCACAATGGGAATCCATTCCGTATATTCCTTTGTCTCTCCATTTTCCTTGTTTTTCACTTTCCGGCTGCAGGCGATGGAGAAACTTGCTACCTTGTGTCCGCTTTCCAGCACTTTATAATCGGGGTCTTTCCCCAGATTACCGATGAATGTACATTTGTTAATCATATCGTTTCTTTTAAGATTTAGTCCCGCGCGGGGGAGTCGAACCCCTGAAATGTGAATTTGTCAAAACTTTTAAACTAAACATTATGGAAAACGTGCGCCAACACACTTCACGCGGGAGCCATTTTATTCAACTTGGCTATTTAGATAGTTATTTCGTGAGTTTAAGAAATTCAGGAACAACACCGTATAATGGTGTCTTACCGTCCCATTTTTCAATAAACTGCTTTTGAAGAATTTCTTTAGTTAAACCACGGCTTTGAATCAAAAGCTGTTCTGTACGAAGTTGTTCCAGTTCGTTACGCTTTTTTGTTCTTCAATTTGCTGGTCAAGAACGGAAATATTGGTATTTACTTCGTTACGACTGTCTATCTTTTCTCTTACTTTATTTGAAAATTCAAGCTGAGCAGAGAAGCTTCTCAATTCAAGACCTCTATCATTAAATTCTTTCCTTACTATTTGTTCCAGATTTTTTTCAAAAGCAAGAGAACCTCCGTCTGCCATCAGACTGTCTGTCTTATATTTCCTGCTTTCTTCTTTTATCAGGTCATACATTCGTGGCTCAAGTATATTATCTTCAAGTGAAGTCATAAAATCGTTTCCTCCACCGATATGCTTGTTGTCGAATACTACATCTACCGCACGGCTCTTAACAACCTTATATGAATATACCGGACATGCTGTAAACTCTGTGTTGTCCGCAGCTTTTAAAATAACCGGCTCTTGGAAACCTCCACGTTGGTCGAACAGCGGAACTTGAAAAAGTTCTGTACCAGGTTCCAATAAAGATACTTTACCCGATACAATCTTGAAATCTTCTTTCCCATTTTTACCGTAGTTTTCCATTAATACACCTGCATAGTTAGGTGCTACACGAGAACATGCGGAGAATAATACTATTCCTATTACCGCAATAATTAAATTAATCGTTTTTTTCATAAGTTTTTTTTGATGTGTTTATAGATTAAATAAATAGATGCTAGCAGAGTCACGCATATAACTGCAATGCCAAGCCAAGCTGATACATGATTGAAAATCCGGTTCCCGATAAACAGGCCGGAAGCTATGCAAATTACTTTTATAATTGCTTTCTGCTTACTTGTAAGTTTGATTTTTGTTTTTCCCATTTTATTTGCATTTCATTACATCACAAAAATTTTCGCTGTACAAATTTTCTTCACCAGGATTGCTCTGAAACCATATCTGAATACCCAGGAATTTCGCTACCCTGAACTCGATTCTTGCTCCACGGCTTGACTTCCAGTTCTGCTGCAGGTAGATGTGACCGCAACGGGAAAGCAGCAGAATGTCCCACACCATGTGCATCCAGTACGGGCGCGATGGTTTCAGTCCGAGAATGATAGGATTTACGGGAGTGAAACCCATCGCGGCAATCTCCTGAACTGCATTCTCAAAGTTCTTGTATGCCTGCAGGTAGGAAAGACCGCCTATTTTACCGGAGTTATAGCATTTTATGTTTTTCTTTGCCATGTATTTCAGGTTTTACAAAGGGCTCCGCACGGATGCGGAACCCTGAATTTACAAATACCTTTTATCACCCAACATGTCATTGTATGACATGGCAAATGTAATAATTTTCAACCGAAATCGCATTAAAATTGTTGCTAAATTTCATAAAACCTCCGATTTTATATGTATTCTTGCTGATGTAACAGATGCAATACACTGAATAAGTGATAGATAAATGCCGTCTTTGTCTTTTATGGTAAGAACGACGCTTCGTTCTACTCCTTTTTTGGCATTCCGGATAGATATTTCGGGCTCTTTTCCTGCTTCAATCCACTCCATGAGTGCAGCCGCTGTGTACGACTGTTCGAAGCATAGAACGTAGGTCCGGTTGGCGAGTGTTAGCATAGAGTAAGGTTTACCAGTTCAATAATGAAAAACGTCTGGAATGTTTGGGATGCAGCATTTCCATTTTCCGCAGTCGTTCGTCGTCAATCACCACATTCGGAACATCGCACGAGTCGCAGGATGGTTTCATCACACGCACAATACCGAGCGCGACGGCCATTACCAGCAGGCGCTCGGCTGAATCGAGCGTGGCCCCTTCGTATCGGCTTCCGTGACCGCGTGCCAGAATCCATGGAGCGCCTTCCGGACGATTGCTGTAACGCATCACGCGAGGAAGTCCCTTCACAGCCGAAAGCACAAACATATATTTTTCTTCCAGCCGGCTACGGCAAAAGGTATGCGCACCTTCCGTAAGTCCTGGAACGGTTACGGTTTCTCCGCAACGCTCGTTTGTGCGGTAGGTGGCATACTGGTATATGTGGTTTATTGTATCGGTGGTGACGTTCATGGTTTAAATAAATCTCCTTGTATCAGTTTCCCGTTTGCGGTATTAATCTCATTCATGCACTCCTCACTGAATCTATTTTCTTGCGCATCGAAATAATCTTTGTCTATTTCTGTGGCATAGAAATCAAATCCCATTTTGTAAGCAGCTATTCTGCTACTTCCGCTTCCAAGGTGAGTGTCCAGAATCTTATCACCTGGCTTAGCAAAAGTACGTAAAAGATAAGCATACAGGTCGATTGGCTTTTGCGTGGGATGAAATTTACCCTTGTCTGCTTTACCTCCCTTATTTGATATGCTTATATGCTTTGCTGGTTTATTAAACGATGTCCATGCAAATTCGCATTGAGAGAAGTTTTCCCAAACTTGTTTTTTGTCCCAACATACAAAACATCTTGTTGGATGAAGAGGAAAGTAATTACCTCCCCAAATAATCTGATTCTGGCTTACGCGAAACAATTCATCAAAGTATTCCTTTGTAGGACGGATGTCCCATCGCTGGATATTTCCCCTGTTTAGACACCTGTTTTTAAGTTTACCTCTTCCATGTGTACTTTTTTTGTCTAATCCGTATGGAGGGTCCACGATGGCCAGTTCAAAAAACTTGTCGGGTATGGACCGCATGTATTCCATGCAGTCCATGTTATATGTTTCGCTTATTGGCATATCAATTCTTTTTTTACTTCCTTTTGAGCTGAAAATATTCTTTCCTGAGAAATGTCGAAATACTTCTTTTCTTTCTCATATCCGATAAAGTTACGTCCTGTATTCATGCAAGCTACACCGGTCGTTCAACTACCCATACAGTTGTCCATCACTGTATCACCTTCGTCTGTGTAAGTTCGTATGAGATATTCTAAAAGTGCTACTGGCTTCTGTGTAGGATGATAAAAGCTGTCATGCTCTTTGGGAATATCTATTACCGATAGCGGATATTTCTCGTTTGTAAATACAGTATCTACTACCTTAAAATTTCCGTAACATTTGTTATTTGATTGTGTTCCTCTCGTATTTCTTCCGTGATTCTTTTCCCCTACTGTCATTTGAGGATGATATACAGGAAGCTTCTGGTAGAATACCGCTATATCTTCGTGATTACGTAACGGCATACGGTTTGCATTTAGGAAACCGGATACTCGTGTACCTTTCTTCCAGATTAAGTTGTATCTCCACATTTTTGGATTGCTAATCATCAGACGGGCAGTAAACATTCCCTGACAGAATAAGATAATAGCACCGTTTGGTTTTATCAGTCTGCGATACTGACTCCACAGTTCATCAAGAGGAAGTTCCGTATCCCATTTTGCATGAGGATTCTGTTTATTCAGCACACCATACGGAAGATCGCATATAATACAGTCCAAGGAATGATCTTCCAAAGAAGCCATTCCTATCATACAATCCATATTGAAAATACTTGCTTGCGGCATACCACTATCTCACTACAAAATTATTCTTTTCAACCAGATGCACATAGTTTATTTGAGCCAGGCAGTCGGCCATCGGAGTGTGTCTGTCCGCCACCTTCGGAGGAAGAAGACCTGCACTATCCAGAGCATCCATATATGGACGTACATCGCGCACTTTCCGGAAGTTCCACGGAAGCACTTCTTCGTCGCATCCGTGCACGTTCAGGTTATACCATGAATACATGGAACGAAGCATAGCCACGTCGAAATCAAGCTGAAGGCACCATAACGTGAAGTCGTTCCCTTCGTCCGTAGCAGCTATAAACTGCATGAAATCCTCCAGGAAATCCTCCAGAGGCGTTTCTGCACCTTCCACAAATTCGCGTCGTGCTTCGTCCGACTGCATCATCCACCATTTCAGCGTGGATGATTCTACCTTAAAACCGTATCGCATGGAATCGGTAAGGTCAATTTTCCACACCTTCTGTCGTCCGGTTTCACCCGTTTGCGGGTCAAACTCTACGGCAGCCACCGAACGGACTACGCTTCCAGGTGTCCTTCCCAGCGTTTCCGTATCTATCATTACATGCTTGAATTTCTTCTCTCCCATAATCTTTCATTTATGTTGAATCAGTCCGTCTTTACCCACACGACGTTTCTGGTCTTCCGTAGCTTTTTCTTTCGGAAATCTTCCGTGCCATTTTCCTGGCACATATCTTACGTGATTCCCGGTTTCGTCAAACTCTATTTTACAGCATTCCGAACAAAGCGGTTTCCATTTGTACGGAAGAAGACTTTCGTCCCATTCTGCATCTGGCGCAAGTCTTGTCACAATGCTCCAGTATGCCGAAGTGGCGGTGTTGTCCACACACCCGCATTTTGCACAAATAAAACATCCCATGTCAATCCTCCATCATTTGTTTTATTATTTTCAGTAGTTCTTTAAATGCAGAAACAGTTATTCCTATTGCAAAAAGAATACTCCATCCAAAAGCTACACTTAATATAGCAACCAGAAAAATATCAAACGGATTCATTATTTCTTTTGTATATAGGTTTTTCACGAAGCACATCCAGCGCCATGTCGGCCTTTCGCACCATGACCAGCGTTTCCGACGCATAGAGGTCGCCGGCAGCCATGCGTGCCAGAAGTATCTCGCGGTATTCCGCACGCGAAACTACTTCACCAATTACCGGAGGCTTGCGGAAAAGATTCACCTGGTAACTCATACCTTCTTCCGTTTTGAATCAAACTCCTGCTGGAGGATGGTTTCGTATTCCTCGCCCAGCGGATAGCGGCTGCACAGGTACGCCTTTCCGTTGTAGATAAACCACTGCGGAGTGTGCTGGCGGTTTATGGGAATGCCAAACGCTACCCGGAAATCGTCGGAGGTCACGTCCGGCAGGTCCATGATTTTACGTGCTATCTCCTGCCCTTTCTCGTTCTGCATATTCGGTATATATTCTCCCTTACCGATAAACTGGTAGGCAAAAAGGTTGGGAACTCTATGGAACTTCAGGCTTCCGATTCCTACTCCCGGGAACAGCCGTCCCGGACGGTCCGTTCGCGATTCAGCACCAAGACTGGCTGCCAGTTCGTTGGCCGCTTCCACCGCTCTATTCCCTTTCTCAATCAGTTCCTGAATGCAGCGTCCGCGATGCGTGTTCGATAGCGACACCTTGTAGTAATATCTTTTTTCTTCCATGCCGTTTTCAGATAAATTGTTTTATAAGACTAATGATTCCATACAGGCAGAATCCTACTACCAGAACCAGACCTATCAGGATAAGGCATCCCTGCATGGCCATCTTCTTAAATTCATTCATAATCCACTCCTTTCTCCAGCGTCATGCCGGGAATGTAATACATTCCGCAGGTATTAAGTTTTTCGAGTGCCGTCTGTATGCTCTTCTGTGAATTGTTCACGTAATTCACCAGATATGCTTTCTTCCCGTTGTACATAGCAGGAATGAATACCGGCATCACCTGGTTCCACGGCAGCACACCTCGCGGCACATTACGTATCAGACAGTCGTCTGTGGGAATTTCCTCGGCATCCTTTGGCAGATGTTCAAGAAAAATATGTGAGTCGCCTTCCTCGGCGAGCGCAGTAATAAGGGGATTTTGCAGTTTAGAAAACAGAGCTTTGTTAAGCTCCCTGCGTCGTTGGTTAGTGTAAATCATTTGCCCTGCTTTAATGGTTAATTCATTGTTTTTCTTTCGCATGGCAAATGTAACAATTTTAAGCAAGAATCGCATTAAAATTGTATCTAAAATTCAAAAAACCACCGGTTCACGCCTGAGCCGGTGCTGATTTTCAATTAATTGAAGTGTATGTTTTTTTATCTTCTGTTTTCCTCTTCAATGTTAGCAATCATTTCCTCGTAAACTTGCGGAGTTGTTGCCGGGTCCTCGGTGTCGGTCGTACCGATTTGACGTATCACCACCTCACAACCCAGGAAGTGAGCCATGCGCAGGAAGTTCACTATGTGCGTGTCTTTCCCACGAGAAATGTCGCGGATAGCTTCATAGGAAACTCCTGTATCTTTGTCGGCCGTCATGAAGTGAACTCCGCAAATCTCCGCACGGGTAAACAGGAATTTACCTATTTCCTTAGCCGATTTAATGGCGCTGTCAGGATAACGCGGAGGATTTTTCGGCAGATTCAGTGCACGATGAATGTTGTAGCGGCGGTATCTTACCACCAGATAGCCTGCGAAAAGCAGGACGCAGATAACTGAGAAAATTGTTGTTCCGTCCATAATTTTACTCTATTTCGTTTAAACTTTCAATTGATTCTTCAATGCTTGAAAGGGCTTCTTCCATATATTCTATGTACTCTTGCATCCGCTCTCCTTTTTCTGATTCCTGGAAAGACTCAGGGAGGTTATCAAAGGCTTCCTGTTCTTCGTCAAGTACATTTTGCAATTCACTTTGTATTTCACTTAATGATTCTTGCAATTTCCCAATTCGTTTTCTTCTTTCTCTGTTCATAAAATCTAAATTTAAAAATGAAGAAGGCCGGCGGAGTATTACTCTCCGTCGTCCTTTTCTCTAACTTAAAACTTCGCTTCACAGCGGCAGGAATTATGATAAATATTTTTGGATATAAATTAACCATCACCAACGCCACAGTCATAAACTTCAGTAATCTTGCACCCTTCATGCGATAAACCCGAAGACAACAGTTTTTCTTTAACGTATCTACGAAAGCCTTCATTCGACTGTACGCCTGAATACCTCGATGCTATACCGTAAAAGCGTTTAGGAATAGATATTTTATATCCTAATTTTTTCTTCTTTATATCGTCATAATCAAGATGAAAAAACCTTTCATTATCTTTTTCAGTAAAGTAAGAAAAATCAATTTCTATATTATTCTCCACGCAGAACTTATAAGTTTTTTCGCATTCCTGTTTATATCTTTCATAATCCAATGCTCTTTGCTTATCCTTGCGCTCTTGCTCTGCTTTCCATAATTCCTCCCTTTCCTTTTTACGCTTCAGTACATACTTTAACACAGTTCCTTTAAGTGATACAAACTCACCATTCATTCCACCGCGAGGGGCGTCGTTCCCTATTTCATGGCTTATGCCATGCTCTGTAAGAAGTTTATCCAGTTCTTCGGTATAACTCTTTTTATAATAGTAACCTCCACTATACCGGCTCCGTACAGTATATGCTTTCCCATTGCGTAATAAATCATCTACATATTGATTCATTACTACACTTTTCTTTTTGTCTGAAAGCTCTCTAAGTTTTTCTATTTGTGTTTTCATTGATTTTACTTTTAAAATAATAATTCAGTTATAAAACAGATATAGGAATTATGATGATTTTTTTTGATATAAGATATAAATACTATCTTTGTGCCGTCAAGGGATTGTCCCTTGTGGATTAAAACGAAAATCTACTATCAGTAGGTTTTCATTTGTGAATTGCTTCACACTTTTAGTATCTTAGCGCGGCGTACTCCGTCGCGCTTTTTATTTTATTTCTATAAACCAGACTACATCATGATACTTCCTCTGTTGCTTAGAGGATACATATTAATCGAGCTTTGTCCTGATTTCTTCTATTATCCGATTGCACTCCTCTTTGGATATTTTTCCTGAATACGTTTCTTCTACTTCCTTTTCAAATTCTTCCATGTTCCCACAAAAATAACCTAAAGTAAATACTATTTCGTTGTCTATAGACCTATAAACATGTATATGACAGTTAAATAAGTCAGAACAGTCAAAACCGAAATGCTCATTATCGTTTTTTATAAAGGCATTGCCTCTTATATAAGCAGAACCATACTCCCTTTCATCTTCAAATACCACTTCACCTCCAAATATCTTTGCATTGCCGCATATTCGAGCATTTTCAAAAATCTCAGCATAGCCATATACTTCGGCTTTGCCAAAAATTTCAGTATTGTCATAGACCTTAGCAAAATCACATATCTGAGCTTCTTCATACATCTTAGCGTTTCCGTAAATCTGCGAAAAGCCATGTGCCTGAGCTTTTCCATACACCCGGGATTTATCATACACCTGGCTACAATCAAACACCTCCGCATTATCGAAAACTTCCGCATTATCGAAAACTTCCGCATTATCATACACCTTGGCATAGTCATAAATCTCAGCATCATCATATACTTTAGCATTGCCGTACACCTCTGCCCAATCGTATATATTAGCCTTGCCATACACTTTTGCTTTTTCGTAGACCTTAGCATACTCATACACATTAGGAGTATCACCACATACCTCTGCATCTTCATATACCTGAGCATAGTCATATACTTGCGCTCATCCATGCACCTTTGCCGATCCATAAATACGAGCATCCCCATATACCTGAGCGGCACCATACACTTGGGCATCTTCATATACCTGGGCGTCTTCATATACTTGGGCATAGCCGTACACCCAGGCATCACCTTCATGGCTAAGGTTGCTTTCTTTTTCAACATAACCTCCCAAGTCGCCTTCTTTGGCGTACTTAAATGATTTTACGCATTTGATTTGAAACAATTTTTTCCCACTTGCGAGTTTTATGAATTTGTCTGTCAAAATAAATTTCTTTTCCATATTATATACAGTTTTTACCGTGTGCCTCACGATTTAGATTAGAAAATTGTAGCCCGACTGGGTATTACTCTCCGTCGGCCTTTGATCTAACTTAAAACTTCGCTTCACAGCGGTAAGGAATTATGAATTACTTTATGTGTAAATTTTTTCTTTTTAGAATAATGTTTTATACATTTGCATTGTCCTTCAATGGAATTGAAACAATTTCTACTATTTGTAGATTCTAAAAAGTAAGCTTACTCTTTTAATCGTACCAGAAGGATTTTAAAAGGCTACCATGTGGTAGCCTTTTTTTTATTCTTCGTCATCAAACAGACTTCTTTCAGAAACTTCACATATACAGAAGTTTTTATTTTCGTACTGAGAGAATCTAAAATAATATTTTTCTCCTTTTACTTCGGCAATACCTCGTTTGTATTCTGGTCTTTCTAATGTATAGAACTCATTCAGTATTTCCTTTTCAAGTTCACTATCTTCATATTCATATTCTGCACCTACTTCTTCACCACCGATAATAGCAGAACGATTGTTGTGACCGTCCCAATATTGAATGGCTTCGCATTCTATATAGTTGGCTTCGTCCTCCTCAAATTTACTGATGAAATCGTTGATTTCTTTCTCTTTCTCTTTAAGGCCTATCTCTTCTGCATTGTCAATGGTAAGGTCGTTTTTGTCATATTCCATATCAGAGAATGAATCACCAAATATCTCAATACCTTTCGCTTTCATTTCATTCTCCATGCTGTCACAATAGCAGTTCTTCAGTGAATAGTCACCGGCTGCTTCCGCGTCAAGTTGCTGGCCGTACTGATCATAGCAGTCATGCAGATTTACTTTTTTTACATCATCGGCAGCAATGATATACATTTCGTTGTTATCCCATTTGGAAACAATCACTTTAAGTTTCTTATCTTCAAACATAATTATATACAGTTTTTCCCGTGTGCCTCACGTTTTAGATTAAAAATTTGTAGCCTAACGAAGTATTACTATCCGTCAGGCTTTTTCCTAACTTAAAACTCCGCTTCACAGCGGCAAGAAATTATGATTATTATCATTTCAGAAAACATAATCCGCAACGGTATTCTTTCTTATCTTCCGGAACTTCATATTCAAGCAGGTATTCCGAAAAGAAATCTTTCGCTTCCTCTTCAGTTCTGTTTACATCTTCACAAGCGCTGTCATCTAAAATTATTTTTCCATCACATACAAGACGGTAGTATCCGCTTATGGACTGTTCGCATTCAAAATTCTTTCCTGTTGCTTTTACTACATCCTCAAAACTAGCTTTCATGACTCTAAACAGTTTTTCCCGTGTGCCTCACGATTTGATTAAACATTTGTAGTCCGAAAGAGTATCACCTCCGCCGGACTTGTTCTAACTTAAAACTAACTTGTGGAATTATTTTGTTAACGGTTTATATGTATTTCCCATAATTCTAAAAGTTTGACGTTGTAAATATAGTTATTTTTCACAAGTAGCCGAAGGAAAATCACTTTTCCTACGGCTGATTTACTAACTTAAAACTAACGCTTCACAGCGTGACCGATGGAATTATATTTCCAAATTATCTAATGCTTCTTTTTCTTCTTGCGAGAGAGTACATAAAAAATCATCATTACTGTAATACTCTCCATTTTCCTCTTGTTCTGGAAAACATTGTTGTGAGGCATAAATTACTGTGGTCATTGCATTGTATTCATCTTTTGTAAGACCTAATATGCTTACCGTCCCGTTCTTATTAAATTTTGTTCTGCTCATAATTCTTTTTATTTTATAGTTACACATCGGTTCCGGACCAGTATGCAAACCTGAATCCGGAAGTAGGTTAGATGCGCATCATGTCAAGACATTGTTTCATAGGTATAAGTTCGTCACCAAAGCATTGTTGCAGGAAATTGTAAGACAGCTTAAAATTTCCTTTTACGCTTCTTATTTTAAATATCTTACCTTCACACAATGACCTGAGATTTTCATCGTCATTAAGCATCCAGAATAGTTTTTCTAAGGAGTATTTTGGAAGCATCCCAGATATTTGCAATTTACCTACAGGGTGAACTTCTTTAGGAACATCCATTACTGTTACTTCGGCAGCAAAAATAGGAAAATCAATTATACAATCTTGTAAATCGTTTAGATTGTTATCGTTACCTTCATATAGGAAAGCATATTTTCTGAATCTGCTCCATATCCCGGGTTTAAGAATACCTTTGGCTATTTCTACTGGTTCACCTTTCATGAATGTTTCACCATTAGCTATTTTTTCGATTAAATTCTTTTCTACTTTCATAATTCCAAAATTTTAGTTAGACAATGCAACCGGAAAGAAATCACTTTCTATTCCGGTTATGCTTTTATTATACAGCTAATCTTACTGTTTTTTTTGCTTTTGGAATCACTTTATATGTTTCCCAAGCTTTTGGCATGGTTGAAAGAGCGTATTTACGGTCGGATTCTGTACTGAAAACTGCACTTTTCATGATTTCTTTGGCTTCTTCCGGAAAATTGATGTACATTCTGTTTTCAAACCATTGCCTACCTTTTCCTGAATTTACCATTTCAATGTAGTAAGGTATTACCTTCTTAAACTTATATAGAAATGCGAGTATGTTTTGGCTGGCAGGTACCGGGAATTTTTCTGTGGGTTTACGGCTCATACTTTTTGCATATTTTAATGTAGCGGCTATTCCACTTACCGGAAGTTTGCATTTGAATGTTCCGTATTGTATGGTGGTCATACATTCATTACCATAAACGGTATCTTTTGTCTCGGTTTTAATAACTTTACCGTTGTTGAACACTTCTTTCATCATGTTTTCTAATGATACTCTTTTCATAATTCTTCTTGTTTTTAAGTTAGACAATGTAGCCGGAGGGAGTATTACTCTCCGCCCGGCTATGAATCAAAAGTTATCAGAAATTTTCTTTTCTACTTTTTTCTTGAATTTTTCTATCATCTCTTCAATCTCATACCGTAACTCTTCATTTCCCAGATAGGAACAATATGTTCTGCTGTTATCAATAGACTGTAAAATGTTTGTTACAGCATATTGATTTTTCTCTGATAAACTAAGTTTTTTTATATTCATAATTCCAATAATTTAAGTTAGACAATAGCATCCGGAGGGAGTATCACTCTCCCATCCGGCATGTGATTAGTCTTTGTTTTCCCGAGCAAAATCTTCAATGCGTTTTATCTCTTCAGGAGTAAGTAGATGCTTATACTCTTCTTCGTATTTTACTTCATGTCCAAAGATTCGAGCATATTCTCTATAGTCTCCATGCTCTTCCATTAATGAATCACAGCATATCCAGCAACCTCCTGGAAATACAAAGCATAGTTTTTTAGCTTCCGGATTTTTATTTATGACTACCAGGTCATTATACATTGGGCTTTCAATTTCAAAATCCCAATATCCAAGAAAATCACCAAACCAATTTACCTTAATGTTTGTAGTGATTAAATTGTCCTTTATTGAAGTAACCATAAATTTTTTGCGGTCTTTTCTGATATAGGTTTCACCTACTTTAAAGAAGCAATCTTGTGTCATAATTCCAATATTTAAAAGTTAGACAATAGCATCCGGAGGGAGTATCACTCTCCCACCGGCATTCGGTTAACTCATGGGAATGTAAACGTCTTTTGCATTTGGATTCGGGCGATAGATAGTCAGCGTTTTTCCATCGTTATGAGCAAAGCATCTTACTTTGCTACCGTTGCACCTGTCTTCTACAGGCTTACATCCTTCAGGAAGTTCTTCAAGCTTCCAGAAATATGCGCTTTTTAGAAACTGATTTGCATAATACTGACCGGAATCATCTTTTCTGTAAGTAAGTCCTACATATCCAGCCCATTCTTTAAATGCCTTGATAGTATAGAACTCTTTAAATATGTACATGAAATCCTGCATAATTACTACCTTTGAATGTCTTTCTCTCATGTAGTGCGGACTGTTGAAATATATTTCGTGCATAGGCACAAGCTTCATTTCTTTTTGGCGGAACTTTTTCACTTTTATAGTGAAGTAAATACCTTGTTGGGCACCTGCTCCATAACAACCCCAGGTCCAGAATACGCGGTCTTCATATCCAACAAACTCAAAGTTTGAAGAATGAATATGAGTAAATGCACCACCGGAAGTTGAGAATGATTTACCGTTTGTCCATGAGCTTCCGCTTTCACATACATACATCAATCCGAATTTATCTACACTCTCAACCAGCGCATGATTGTAAAAGCTATTGTAATTTACAAACTCTATCATATCTCCTTTCTGCGGCTGCATAAGTGATTTATCATAGTGTGTAAAAAACTCTTTTTCCACATCATTTGCTATCTGATAGTTGCTGTTCCATTCTTTTTCGGTAGTGTAATATCCGTTACCATTCCAACACATGTTTGACTTTTTAAAATCTTCTAATGTCATCATAATTCCAATAGTTTAAGTTAGATAATAAGTAAGGCAGTCGGAATTACTTCCGGCTGCCCTCTACATTACAGAGAGAAAGCTGCTCTCAGTTCCGGTTCGCGTTTCTTTGAGAAAACCCAACCGGCACCGCATTTCAGTTTACCGTTGAATCGTCCGCCAAGCTCTTTCAGCTTTTCCACATAGTCGCGGGTGTTACCGATGATGGCTACAGCCTTTTCGCTGTAATCTACAATCTGCAAATCAGATTTATTTTCTACGGCTTTTGCTGTAGAACTTACAGGTTTTTCCTCCGGCTTCTGATAAAAATCTATATCACTCAGATAACCTCGTAAACAACTTGAAGCAGAAGTGTACTGGTTAGATTCCACAAACTCTGAATAAGACTTTGGGAGAAACTGACTGTGCTCATTTACTCCTACAGCCTCGGGATGTTTTTCATAGAATTTTTCTTTTGCCTCATTCCATACTTTATCAGAATAGCTTCGCTCCAAATCCGGCGTATATCCGATTCCGCCATATAAAGCAGTGAACTCGTCACCGATGTTTTCTTCGATGTCCTGGTACCCGTTAAAAGTGGTGTCTGCAAACATGGAACAGATTTTACCGACCATTTTTTCGGTCGGACCGTCCGTCCATCTTACACAGTAACTGCTTGAACCGTTCTTTCGGCAATAGAACTTTACACCTGGGAAAGCACGCTTCAGAAGCACAAGCATGTTTTGTTTGGCCGTCTTGTCGTCATAGCTATTACACTCAGTCAGTATCGAGCCATACTCTTTTCGGAGCTGCTCGGTACGCTTCCGGCTTGCTATCTGTTTGTTTCTCTCCAGACGCTCGTTCCATGCCTGCTGTACTTCGCACTGGTGAACCAGTTTGGCTATTTCCTGCTCGGGCATACGGTAGTCTGGCTCTTTGTCGTCCCAATAGTAACCAATACCGAACTTCTTTGATAACGGCTGGTCGTCCTGTCCTACTCTCCAATATGCGAAACGGTGCCATCCTCCGATTTCGGCCATTTTCTGCCGTCCGTGAATGTCAGGAGCAGAAGTCACGATAAACTTACCTCTTTCGCTTCCTCCATAACCTAAGAATCCATAAACGCGCTGGCCTACTTCGAGAACCTTTTTACCGATTTCTACCATCTGAAAACCATTTGACCAATCCATTCTGTACATTTTTCCTGATTCCATAATTCTATAAATTTTAAGTTAGACAATAGACCCCGGCAGATTCTCAAAAACCTGCCGGAATGTTTAAGCTACACAGAAGTAGAAATCACCCTGATGGCGGTATCCGCTGGTAAGCAATGTCCTGGAATATGCTTCGTAGTCGAAATACTGACCAAACTCAGTTTGAAGTTCTTCAGGCCATTTCATTTCCGCCATATAGGTGGCAAACGCTTCTTCAGAATCAAATTCCCCTGCGTATTTATCTCTGAACTTTTCTACGAGCTCTTCACCGTCTTTGATATAGGAATAATCCACAAAGTACATATCAAGAAACGTAAAAAATGCTTCTGTCTCTGTGTCATCCATATCTTTTGCGCACTGAATGATACCAAATATTCGCGGGTCGATATAGCTTTCGTTTATCATACCATCCGGTATGTTATTATAGTCCTGGTACATAAACTCTGGCTCTTCCTCGTCGCTATGCAATTCCTTGCAGGCTTCCACAAACTCATCTTTCGATTTATAGTCGGCCAATTCCATCCATGCGCCAGCCAGCGAACCTTCATTATATTTCTTATATGTACCTACATATACACTTGCTCTGAGTAATTTTGATTTTTCCATAATTCCTTTGTTTTATAGTTAGACATGGCAGCCGATACAGTTATAATACCGTATCGGCTAATACTATGCAGCTTTGTAGCCGTCCTCTGTCTCAATTATCACACCCTGACTGATTGCATAGCTTACAGCCTGCGATGTAACAATACCGAAAACGTCACAATCTTTTTTGATGTCATCCATGTACATGTCATTCCAATCTACCTGAACGTCATCATCTTTCACCCATACGTCAATCCATTCGCCCCACCAACCGTCAGGAAGCTGTACATACACCGCACAACTTCCCGGACCGTCTATCTCGATTTTTGTGGCTACGGCTTCATTCTTGCGTATTCTTCTTACTATTTTCTTATGATCGGGACGATGATTCATCTGTGAATACATAACTTTTGTAATTCTTTCCCAATCCTGGGCTGTCAATGATTTTGTCATAATTCCTATAGTTTTAAGTTAGTAATCGTGTCTGGAAGTACCGTAAAGTACCTCCAGCATGGAATTAATACCCCATAGCGTCGTAGTACGATTTGTTTTTTACGTACTCTTTTGCTATTTCGTAGTCACTGCAATCTTCGCCGAGCTTTGCGCTAATACTTTCGTATGCGCTTTTTGGCATTACATAGATAACCTGTTCGCTCCAGTCGGAACGACCAGCGAAACACAAAGCCACGAATAAAAACACGCAGCACAGAATGACTTTCATTTTCTTTTTCATAACTCAAACTATTTAAGAAGTTTGCAGGCCGTACACTGGCAAAGGTGAACGGCCTGATAGGTCATAGTCTGATAGCATTCTGGCAAGCAAAATCTGTAGATAGAATATGTAAAACTTGCATATCTGATATTTCTTTATATCGCGCATTCCGATTTGAATAGTCCATACAAACTGCTTTTGCGTGATTTAGAATGTTTGTTACGCATAGATTAATATTTTTACCATTCCATGTGTTACATGTTACCAGATAAAATTTATTTTTTACCATAATTCAAAATAATTTTAAGTTGTGATTGCAGGCCGTACACCGGTAAAGGTGAACGGCCTGATTTTAATCATTAAGCATAGAAGCTATTGCTTTCTGCTCTTCCTGGAATTTATTCCATTCTCTTTCTTCTTCCGATTTCCGATTCATTCGATATGAGCTGTATCTTTGTTTTTCCAGCACGTCCATACTTTCATATTCACGTACAAACTCCCGGTGAAACTTCAATGTATCTGAAACCTCATAGCATACACCATCTTTGGCAAGACGATAATTACATTCAGCTTCATAAGCTTTTTCAAACTTTGTAGCACATGAAGTAAAAACAGAAGCACACAATACGATTGATACGGATAAGATGATAGTTTTCATAATTCAAAAAGTTTATAGTTATACATACAAGAAGTGCCATGCACCCGAAAGCGCATAGCACTACATAGGTAGGGGTTTTCCGTACCACCCCCAAAGCTGGTTATCGTTGCGTTGACGCATACCCGCCTATATGCACCATGATACACTATTTGCATAGCGTTCACGGATACACTTTTCGCATAGACGACCTTTGCAGGCGCACCGCCATACAGACACACGTGTCCGCATGGTACGTTGATTCCATAGGCCCGGATAACTCCCAGCCCGTTCCATACATACGCTAAAACAGTATGGATCTTTTCCGGTTAACTACTCCGGCATACACCCAAGATTGAACAGGGCATAGCACACCCGTACATGAATCCATACGGACACGGTGCACCCTGACTGATCGTTCAACACGTTGCAGGACACACCGCACCCATACGGGTACAGTTATGCCATAGAATTATGAATTATGATTTTCGCGGCCCTGGATACCGTCGGTCTCTGGGACCGGATGACTGCAGGCGCACACGTGCGCCCCTATATGCAACAGTGGCACACGTGCCGCCGTATTACATAGGTAGGTATCTTTTTCGCCGGCCGTATGAGATAGAATATATTTTTGTGGGTGTCCGGGAATCGGACCCGGACGAATACCATACACCCTAAAGATTAAGCCGCGTCTACAATACGTTCTGCAATTTGTAGCAACATATCTTCAGAAGCGTCTAAGAATTCTACTTTTAAAGCTTGCAATGTAGCGTTTATCTTAGATTCACGTTTTTCTGCTTTCTTTGTTTCTTTCTTTGCCTCTTTCTCTTTTGCTGCTTTTTCCAGTTTTTCCTTTGCCTGATTTATTTGTAGCAAACTTTCTAAGCTTGCAAAAAAATCATCTTCATCGAATCTTATTGGAACGTATTCGAAATATTTTTTCCCTATCTGGACTACTTTTAATTCGTTCCCGTCCAATGTTTCAATATCTGATAATCTTTTTAATTTACAGAAAACAGGCAAACCGTCTCCAAGCTCGAAGCTTAGCAACATAGAAAGATCAACTTTCTTTATACCGAAAAAATCTAAGTATCTTTTGATTTTTTCCTGATCACGGTTTTTGTTTATTGTGTTCATAACGCCAAACGGTGATCTATTAAGCTTTTTAGTTTCTTTTTTAGCTTCGCGTCTCAATACTGATTTAGATAAATTTGTTTTCATAATTCCATAATTTTAAGTTAGTAATATAGTAACGGGTATCGACTATGCACGACCCGGGAGAACATAGTTCACCCGTTAGGCTACCTTTCGGCTCCTTTCCCGTTATCAATATATTACTATCTCATACGGATTATTTGTTACAGACTAACCGCGCCGCGTGTACTTTGTTCCGTTTGCTTTCGTGTGTGGCTTGCAAACTATGCAAGCCGGGAAAGTATCAAACTATGACAGTGAACAGGATCACCAGCCGGAACGCGGATCACGTTTATACGGTATTTTTTCAAAGAACGTTTTTTCTTTCTGGATATTTTCTGGAACGGAAAGAAAAACGTATCTTTGCTTTTGATGCAAAACTAAGAAAGTTTATCTTTCTTTTTCCCGGGCGGGTATTCCTGTAATACCCGCTTTTTTTATACCTTGAAAGAACGTTTTTCCGGGCTTTGGCAAGCCCCGGAGGCTTGGTAAACGTTTGCTTATCGTTTACAGTTACAAAGGTAGTACTATTTTCTGTATATGCAAATACATGGTACTATTTTCTGTATTTATTTAACTGTTATTTACTATTCAAACTAAAACGAAAGGTTTATTTACATTTTCCTTGCTTCCTGGTGGCGTTCCTCCATGGTGAGGAACGCCACCAGCAGCCACCAGCAGCCACCAGCAGCCACCAGCAGCCACCAGCAGCCACCAGCAGCCACCAGCAGCCACCA